CCCGCGAGCTTGCCGAGCTTGTCGAGGTTCTCGGTGAACTGATCCTTGAAGTCGCTTGCTTCGGCCTGCTGGACGATGTGATTGACCACGAGTCCCTGATCAAACACGGTGCGCTCGGCGCCCTTCTTCAGGTTCTGGGAGGCTACCTCGTCCAAGTACTGCGGTTGGACCGGTTGCATCTTCGAGACCGTGTCCTCCCAGGTCTGTTTGGCCTGGGCGTACGGCAGCTCGCCGGTCTGCACCTGACGAATGATGTCCTGCGTTGCGCTCTTCACCTGGATTTCATGATCCAGTAGTGCGTTGGTGGCCTGAGCTCGGGCGAGATTGGTCCGATGCACGAAGGCCTGATCCGCGATGTCCGATAGCGCAGCGCCGGCTTGAACCATGGATTGGCCGGTGACCGATCCTGACGTGTCGGCGGCAGGCGCGGCCGCGGCCTGACTGACAGGCCGCGGTCCGATAGCGGTGTAGTCGGGAAGACGTGGCATTACTTGTACTTGGTGTAGAGGGTGGTGCCGCCACTCAGGAGCGTGGTTGCGCCCCTGAGATAACCCGCACTCTTGGCGGCCTGACCTTCGTTATAGACCGCCGTGGCCTGAGATCGCGCGTTCTCACCGGCAGTCGACCCTTCGTACAGCGAGGTCAATGCGTGATACTCCCCTTCGCCAGCAATCTGTCCCAACACGTTGACGACGGTCGGATCTGTCGCGCCGGCCCCGGAAGCTGCCGCCAGTGCCTGACCGCGTGAGACGGCGTATTCCGCTTGGCGTCGGCTGTTGATAGCCGTCCGTTGCGCCGCGGCTTCATCTGCGTTGGCTTGGTTGCGAAGAGCCGCGGCCTGCTGCTGCGCCTGGAAGGCCTGATCCTGACCCTGCTTGATGGCCCCTGCCGTACTGACGACGGTCGCCGCGGCGGCTATATAGGGAACAGCGGCGGCTAGGAAGGCCATCGATACACATCTCCGTCAAATTGAACAAAGCCCAGGCGTTGCAACACCCGATGGGAATCCGACTCATCAGCCTGCGCGATTGCAAATACCGGCACTCTCGATTTACGCACGTAATCCAATGACTGCACGATCGTGCGCAGGCAGATCGGGCGCCTCAAACTGTGTCGCAATTCCTCGCGGATCTCTGAGAAAAACTTCGATCGCGGGCCCTCGCGAGCGAGGCCGATCACACCGAGAACTTCCCCGGACTCGGTGGTCACGACCCGCGCCCGCAAGGTGGGGTGAGGCTTGCCCGCATAGAACGCCGCGATGTCAGCCGCGGTCGCTTCGCGGGATATCAGCCGCTGGTGGTCATCTCGACCGTCACCGCCAACACGGTGCAGGGTCGAGGCGCTTTCGCTTGCAGGCATAGTCTTGCATCCGTTGTCCAGATGCCGTTGAGCGCGGATAGGTCATAATCGAATTGGTCGAGAACCGCGTTCTCATCGGGCAACTCGTCGTCACCGAGAGTTCGAGGCAGTTCGTCCAGCGGAATGTCTTCCATGTGGTCGAAGTCACTGCCGATCTGAATGCCTTGGCAATGCGTGTTGAGGAGCACGAGGGCGGCGGCATTGACGCGCTTCCTCTGATTGAGCGGCGTACCGAGAGCAGCGGCAAATGCCTGCTTCATGGACTTCCAGGGAGCCGAATATCCCAATCCGATACAAGCGTCGGTCACCGCAGAGGGAAGATTCGTGATCTGACCGTTGGTCACCAGATGAGGTCCGAGCAAATCAAATCCAGCCGTGAGCCCATTGCCGCCGACAAACGGGTGCACGGTGTTCCATCCCCAACCGTAGACCTCTTGTCCCTCGAGATGGTCGAGACCGGAGATGGTTTGCGTCTCAGGACCGGAATACATGATGTGCGCATCCGCGAGCTTCGCCACCGGCAGTCCTGTGCACTCAGACTCCAAGGCCCACTTCTCGAGATACCGCACCGTCTGTCCGTTGATCTGCCGTCGGACAACGTAGTACACGCGATCTTCCTCGGTACCCGGCAGAATCGAGATATCCTCGACGGCGCCTTGCGTAATGATCTCCAACCAACAGGTGACATTTTCGGCCTTGTCGAACACCAGCACTCCGACGGTGCCATCCGCACGGACACAGTGGATTCGAGTATCCGGCTGGCGCTGGATGGCGATGTGCACGATCCCCGCCTTGTTCAAATCAGGCGTCAGCAGTGTCAGGTCATTCGAGACATAATCGTTTGAGTTGAGGTCATACGACAGTTCGAACAGCCGCTGGTTGCTGCGCTGGACGTAGATGCCATCCTTGTCTTTGCGAACCGCATCCACGGGATTGGAACCCTGAGAACTCGACGACTTCAAGTTGAAATTCGTCGGTGTGAGCGGCTCATCGAAACTCGATGACCGAGCGGACGTTTCCGTTGAGGGCGTCCCGAGCAGCAAGCGATTGAGTGACAGTGCCCAGTTGATGGTCTCGATGGGACCTTCACCGATGCTACGTTGGATGGTCCCGGAATCGCCCTCGACACTGTCGTCGAAGTTCTCGTAGTCGTCAGATATCGAACCGTAGACCGATAAACCGAGCCACCATAGCCGACCCTCGTGAAGAGTGACTGCCGAGGGCCAACCGCGAAAATCTGACCAAGAACCCTCCGTCCAATCGGAGGTCGCCTCCACTCCGCCCAAAGGATCGAGCACCGCAGCATTCACGTGCATTTGATCCGTGAAGCCCGTAATTCGAACGACACCGGTGGACGATCCGGACGAAAAGCTCAGCGTCGCGGTGGCGCTTCCTGCGGTGTAATCACCGGCTTTGATGCCGATGCGATAGAAGAGAATCTGATTGTCGAGCTGATCGTTGTACGAAATCGCCTGTGGCGTAGTGTAAGTTTTTGCATCAACCCAGTTGCCCGGTGCACTCACGGAATACTGCAGGGTGAAAGTTGCAGTAAACGATCCGGTGATCAGGACGCTAAATGCGCGCTGGCCGCCCACCCCGGTCACTTCAATGGGATCGGTGAACTGATTCGCGCCCGTGATTGCGGTGGTGGCGATCTGGCCCGCGGATGTTAGGCGAAACAATGCGCCGACATGCCCCGGCTTGAACAACCGCGCAGAGGAGGTGAGCGTGATGTCGCCCGTGAGTCCGCTCGGCGTGATGGTTGTTGGGGTGACGTTGGGAAGCCGAAACGGACCCGTAGTGGGTTGGTAAAGCACCACTGACCACGAATGAACGCCACGCCGCTCAATCTTGCGTTGCTGGAACCCCTTGGCCGTGATGTACATCACATCACCGGATTGCACGCGACGAATGTGACTCAGATCCGACTCACCCCAAGGCGTTGGCAGCTCCAACACCCCAGCGCCCTCGACAGTAATGGAATCGATGAGGGAGGATGCAATCGCCCGGTTCATGACTCGGATGTTGAACGTTCCCGTGGGCGTAAATGCAAGCGAGTGAGATCCCACGCCCAGCGTCGTTTCCGTGACATAGTCATCATCACCGGCTGTGGATCCGACTCGCAGGATCGCCGTGCCGCGAAACACGACGATACGCAGAGCGTGCTCGGTCCCCGGCTGCGCGACTGTCACCGCCTGGTCTCTGATAGCTGCGTCGGTTCCAGTCCCGACGAGGGACATGAAGCCGCCCGCCCACCCTGAGGAGGCGGCGCCTTCGTCCGAATCAGTCCATCCGCTCAGATCTGTGGCGAACGTTCCATTGGTCGTCTGAGCCGTCACACTCGGACGGGTAATGAGCGCGTCGTTTACACGAACCCGCATCACACCGGCTGTGAGCTCGAGTTGCGCCACATCCGTGCTGGAGAAGATGAAGTCGAGTGTCTTGGCCCGGGCGTTGTTTCGAGTGGAGCTGATGTACTGCCAGCCCGGGCGCAGAGACATCGAGCCGAGTACGCGTGGCATCCAGTTCTGCATGATTTCGGCCGACATGGCATACCGGGCGAGATCCACACGTGCAAGCGCGAGCTTGCCGAGTATTCCACGATTGAAGGCGAGTATCGGACTGTGACCTTGCGGCATTACCCGAGAAGCCTGTCTCGATTGCCGCGATCCAACCGACTCGTCCGGCCCCGGCGCGCAGTGGCCCACGTCCCGGGCGGCAGAAACTGCGTAGCTTCATCCATCGCATCGGTGTTTTTGGCGAGCCTCAACGCCTTGTCGACGTCCTTCCACAGATCGTCCTTGGTCTGGCCACTGTTGGTGGTTCGCCTGCAGATGCTCCAGGCGAACCATAGCTCAACGAACCGCGTGAAGTTGGTCGGCCACTTCGAGAAGTCCATTCCGAAGTCGGGGAGCAAGGACACGAAGCTCACGTAGATCGTGTCCAGGTCGGCATACCAGTAACCGCCTTCATCCGTGTAATGCAGCAGCGGCACCTTGTAGTACTCGTCTTCGCAGACCTTCGTCGTTCGGACCCAGTCATCGGGCTTGTTGAAGGCGCGCTTGAAGCCAAACGGCGGCTCGACACTCGGGGAGTAGTCATATTTGACTGACCGCGAGGCGAAGTGCCACAGGCCCATCTGCAGGCAGGTCTTGACACCATCGCGCTCCCACACGCTATCCAGCGCGCGACGGGTCTCGCGGTTCTCGGTGAGCGACATGATCTTGCGATCACCGAGCGCCAGAGCAGCACCCTGGTAGATGGAGAGCTTCGAGGGCATGTCAGGTTCCTACGGTCTTCAGATGCTCACGCAACCATTGACTGGCGCCATCCTTGCTCTGTCCTTCCTTGAGCACGTCGGTGCCACGCACGACACACCACTTATGGATCGGACCGCGCCACTTCACGTCATAGCCCTTGGGTAAAGAGCCAGATCCCTGCTGCACGTCCACCTCGTCCAGCTCGACGTATTCGAGCTTCGATACTTTGGCGTACAGCCGGCCCGCATCGCGCACCAGCAGGCGCCCGTAATAGGAGCCGTCTTCCGCATGTACCGTGATCTCATCGCAGGGCTTGAACTTGCCGGCCACGTGCGCCCAATAGGCAGGATCCAGGAGCGCATCGAACGGGGTGCCGTGTTCAGGGACCACGAACCATTGGTTGCGCTGGTGCTCGGCGAACTGAACTCTCGAATCGGTTATCTGTGTCATACCAATCTCTTGGGCCAGTCTCCTGGCGGTGGAAGGAAAGGGGCGGCCTCGCGACCGCCCCGAGGGATCAATCGCTGTTGGTCGCGGTGATCGCCGTGCTGTTCGACAGATCCGCCGAACCGTCGGTATTGATCGCCGAGACGTTGAAGATGAAGTTGGCGATCGGGGAAGCATCCGTCTTCGTGTAGAAGAGAATGTCGCCCTTCTTCATGCCCAACGCCTTTGCGTTGGTGATGTACCCCGAGCCGTCCACCGTGGTATCGGCATCCGTGCCTGACAGAGTCCACAGATTTGGACCGACGGAGCCATCCAGGCTCTGAGTGAACAGCTGGGGAGGCTTGCTGGTTGAGTAGCTCATCTGTGCTCTCCTTACGAGCTCAGAGCAGAGTCATCGTGATTGATCACGACGATGCCGCTGTTTTGAAGGACCTTGGAGCCCATGTCGACGGACGCGCGGGCCCAGGAGTACGCCTGCTCTTCGTCGTAACCGACCGGAGTCTCGAGACCTGCCGTATTCACGGCGTGACCGATGGCCGACTTGTGGAACAGGAAGCACTTGGCGGCGTTGGTTCCCTTGCCCGGGAGACGCGGATGGACCACCCACATCACACCGTACCAGTAGAACGCGCTCGGCTTGTCACGCCAGGCGGTATCACCGGTATCGAAGTGCTTGGCATTGACGTACACCACCGACTTCGAGAACTCCGGCGCCTGCATGAGGTAACCCTCAAACGCCGGGGTGATCACGCCGTTGATGTTGCCGTCCCATGGAACCTCGGAGTTGCCGAGGATCGTCTTGGCGCGGGTCACGAGATTCACAGACGCGGTGGCCGCCGCGCCGGTGTTGACCGTGCCGTTGGAGAGTTCACCGATGATGTCTTGGTCAATCTTGCGATTGATCACGCCCATCGTCGTCATCTGCATGATCTCGCGCTGGTTGCCCTGCGAGGCGAAGACGTTGAACGAGGTCTTGCGGACCAGGTCGTGCCATTCGGTCAGGGTCGCAACCGGCTGGTTGAGATTGTCCGCGCGGGCGGGGATGAGACCATTGACGCCGCGGGTCCGGGCCTCGGCATTGCCGGAATCTGCGACGAGGAAGGTGGCCTGATTGCCTTTGATGACGGCTTCCGTCGTCACCATGTCACGCAGAAGACTCTGCTTCTGCTCGAAACCGGCGATGAATTCCTGCCGGTATTGGATCTGAAATGCAGTGTTTGACACGTTGTCATACTCCAGTATGGGTTTACGTGCCGTGGGCTCGGGTTGGCCTTCAGTGCACTGACCGGGTTGGCGCTTGCGCGGGCCATCAGTGCCCCTAAGGGGCTTCGCTCAGGCGGGTAGGATGAGAGGACGGTCGGGGCCTTTCGGGTTAGCCGACCGGACTCAAATGAAAATCATCTGCTCAGGACCGTGTTGGCCTTCGCATCAATCTTGGCTTTCTGGCTGCGGGACATCCGACCGGCCTTGACGGCCTGGGTCGCCCGCGCCTTCGCATTGGCAGCGTGACTCTTATCCGGAATCGGGTACGAGCGATGCGGACCTGCGAATACCGTGTTGGGTAGCCGCTTGCGTTGCTTGCTCGTGAGAGTCGTCACTTGCGCCCCTGCTGACGTTCGCGCGCCGCGTACAAATCACGCAGACGAGCCTGCTTGCGCTCGTCCTTGTTGTACGCGGCGCGATCGGTCCGCATAAACGTCTCGATCTCGCTGATCTCGTCATCGAGACCCTTGGCAGATCCGCCGCCGGACGGAACGATCGTTCCAACCGGGTTGAGTTCTCGCGCGACAGAGGCCAGCCAGCGAACGACGTTGGGGTCGTTGAGGATGGCCTTGCCATCGGCGCCGCGGGCATTTCCGATCAGGTCAGCGACGCCCTCGGGCGCCTGCGCCAGGAATCCCTGGATGTGGTTGATGTTGGCGCGATAGTCTGCGCCCCACTCGGCGCGCAATTCGTCTTCGGTCGCAGTTTTTGCAGCGTTGTCGCCCTCCGCCACTTTGGCGGCCGCATCTTCCTGGAATTGGTTGTACCAGCTGACTGCGTACTGCGCGATCTTCGGATCCGCGTTCAGCTTGTGCAGGCCTTCCGCGAAACTGCTGAACATCGGCTTGTCAGCGTCCCCGATGACCAGACCATCCGGCAGTTTCTCGAAGTAGCCTTCCGGCTTCTCCGGGATCCCATTCTGCTGACGGTACGCAGCCACCTGTTCCGGCGTTGCGTTCTCCGGAAGTGGAGATCGCAGTTCGCCCGATCGGATTTTCTCCTGTGCGGAGAAGAACGCATCCAACACAGCCTTGGGGCTCTGGAACCGCTCCAGTTGGTTCAGGCGTTTGGTGTCTTCTCCCGCATAGGCTTGGCGCCAATTCTCGCCCCAGCCTTTGGAGGCATCAGCGGCGCCAGCGCCTTGGCCCTGACCAGCACCTGCGCCCTGCCCTTGTCCTGCGTTCGCAGTACCTTGACCAGTGCCCGCACCTTGTCCAGATCCTTGCGCCTCTCCAGCACCATTGCCGGCGCCCGCGGCGCCACCATCATTCTCGGCCATTCACAGTCTCCTGTTGCGGTCTCCCGCTGCTTGGGTCTTTTCGAAATGCGGTGGTGTTGATGTGAAGTAGCTTCACCATCTGCTGGCCTACGAAGGCCTTTCCCAACGCGAAATCAGTGTCGCGGGGACTGGCCGGCCGATAGGCCATGTCGTACGTCCCGCATAGACTTTCGATCACAAAGCGCAGCGCGCGCTGCTGTTGATCCTGAGTGGCATCCCCGCGCTGAAGCGCCTGCAAGGCTGCGGCGTCGGCCACATCCCAGTCGCTCGGCTGCCACGGGTTGACCTTGGGAGCGCCTTCGATCTTCGCTTTCGGCACCTATCGAACCGTCTCGATGGTTTTTCCTGCGCTGTTCATGATGTAGGCGACGTCGTAGGACGTGTCCTCACGGTCTTGACCGATGCTCAATTCGAGAGTGTCAGCAGGTGCATTACCAAGCTGCAGGAACTGCATCCCTGACTCGTAGCGCAGGTGAACGCTCCTCGCTTCATGGACCGCCACCTCTTTCGTGGCGGACGGACGCCCATCGACGAACGGACGCTCATACTTCATGAATTTGACTGTCAACATAGGAAATCCCCGTCTACTGCTGCTGTTAAGTCACTGCTGTCAAAGACTGTTGGGCCTGACCCAACTGCGCGGCGGCCTGTCCGGCATTGGCCAGATTCGCGATCTGTGTTTGTGCCTGCTGGTCAGCGGCGTGCTGATCGGTGATCTGCTTCATGGCATCTTCGGTGCGCATCCACTTGGCAGGCGTCCCGACGCCGTTCAGTGCATCGCGCAGCGCGGCCTGAACATCGAGCATCTGGCCTGCGACCGGATCCATCGTGACGGCCTGGTCGATGAGCTGCTTCGACTCCAGGAACTGCTGGCCCTTCTTGCGCTCGATCGCTTGGTGCAACGGTGATTCGAAGCGGAAGCGGATATCAGCGCCGCGAATCGAATCGGGGATATCGGCGGGTGATCCAAACGCGCCGGAGCGCATCAGGGATTCGAAGGTGTCGTCGCAAAGAGCTGCGTTGTATTCCATCTCCATCGGCTCAAAGAGCGGCAGCGCGGTCCGGATGTATTCCTGGATCCGCTGGCTCGTCTCATACGCCGTCATGGGTTGAGCGGTCTGCGGTGGCAGGTTGAGCTTGTTCAGGTAGAACGCCTGACTCAACATCTCACGCGCATCCTGCAGCTGCTCGTGGCCAATCGGCATGCCGCGCAGGTCCTGCGTGATCGGTCGCAACACCTCCCCCAACTTCTCGTCGTACTCGCTATCGACCCAGGTGATGCCGCCCGCGTAGATGGCCACATCCGAGCGGATGGCTTCCTTGGTTGCGATCAGAGGCGGACGCACCGCCATCTCTCCTGCTTCGAGCAAGGTGAGAGTCATGGCTTGAATGAGGCGGGCGTCCGGCAACCCAGCCACCGTGGCGGGCGAGTAGGCGTATTGCGAGCCTGACACCGTTTGCCAGCGGGGAATCGTGTAGATGCGGCTGAAGGAGCCGATCTCCTCGAGGAGCGTCTTGTTCTCGACGTCGATGTAGACCGAAACCCACGGATAGCGCTTGAGCTTCGGGTCTTCACCTTCGTAATCCTCGGACGACAGCACCACGTGCTGGCAGTTGATCTCCCGATGGGGAGACTTCTCCTTCGCATCCTTGACGGTCTGGTGAGCGGTCTTCGGGAACAGCTTCAACAGGTCGCGCACTGTCGGTTTCCAGCGGCGATACACCTCGTTGATGGTGCCGTTGTAACCCTCGATCCAGACAACATCCTTCAGGTGCCAGCAGCGATACAGCAGCGTCTGCGTGCGCATGTCGAGCTCGCGCCCGATCACGCACTGTCCGAAGGCGGCAAAGTCGTGATCGCCCTCCTTCGTAGCACGGACAAACTGACTCAGCCGGTCGTACATCGCTCGGCGCTGCACACCGGAGGCCCACTCCAGCCATTGACGGCCGGCCTGGTCGAGTCGCTCTTCGCGCTCGACCGTGATGCCAAACCACTCTTCATCCCGAGGCCTGAGCATGGACGAAAACGCGTTGCCCAATTCCCGGCGGACGATGAGCGGATAGCTCGAATTCAGATCTTCCGCGAACTGCTCACCCAGGTAGTGCTGGCGCGTGAACTGCGCCCGCTCGGGGTAGAAGTTCTCCGCGATCTCCTGCCACAGGCTCATGACGCCGGAGCGCTTGGTGAAGTGATGCTCCGCGCGATCGATGAGCGTGGTGATGCGATCCGGCATTACGCGCCCAACTGATCGCCAGAATCAGGCTGAGACAGAATCGTGGAAGCTCGCCCGGTCCGCTGAAGCGCCCGGGTCTCAGCCAGCCTTTTCGCCCGCTGAACATCCTGATCAGTCGGCATCGCCAACACCTGCGGTGTCGTGATCGTCTTGGGTGTGAAGTTCAACCCCACCGCGCTGGACACCGCGCGGTCGATGGGATCGATCTTGTGCAAGGTCTGTTGAAGCTTGGCCATTAGTAAGATCCGAAGGTGGCGGGCGACGAGTTGCCGACCTGTTGCACCGGCGTGCCCAACACGGTGCGCGCCTGAGGTCGCTTCTTGTTCGCGACGGCCGCCTGTTGTCCCGTGATGCTCGCGAGTCGATTCACTTCACTCTGCGGCAAAGCAGTTTGTACGGGTTGCTGTTGAACCTGCTTTGTACCGCTATCGAACAGACCGCCCATCAGGATCTCCTTCGCCCGAGACTGACACCCGGCGTGCTTCCGCCGCGCCGAGGTCCCAGATTGATTGTTGGCATGACGTGCCGGTTGACCCGCTGATCCTGGCGCCAAACGCCATAGTGCGTGGCCATCTTTCCGCCCATGAACCACGCCATGACCACGGCGTCACCACGATCAGTTGATCGGCCCAACCGATCGCAGACGTCCTCCTTCTTCTCCACCTTGATGCCATTCGGCGTGATCTCGAAGGTAGGCGCGGTGAGGTCGGCTACGAGCACCGGATCCTCAGGAAGATTGATCGGACTCCCGCCGTCCTGAGCCGGATCCAAGGCCTCTCGAAACATCCAGTACGCCGCAGACCGGGTGTTCGTGAACCGCATCTTCCCGTCGCGGCTGCGCTTGGTCGTGGCTTCCGCGCCTTTGTACTGCGCCACCTCGACACTGTTGGCTTTGAGGTGGTCGTGAGTAGAGCCGCCGTAACCACCGCCCATGTCGATGACGACCAAGGCGTCATGCTTGCGGTGACTGATCACCAGTCCCGCGCAGTGCGGCCCGATGTGATCCATCGGGATGTCTTTGCCAGGGATCTCGATCAGCGGCGCATACCAGCCGTCGTGTCGGTTCGCGATGATCATCGGATCATCACCACCGCCCGACGCGTCCACGCCCATGGCGCACATCGGAATCCCTTCCGGCGGTGTCGGCTTCCAGCGCTCCTGGGCTGCCCGAATCCAGGCGGTTGGAATCACCTGGTGCGGCTGATCCTGACGCGCCAACATGAAGTTGCCGCTGATCAACCGCTCGCGGAATTCAGCAGGCACGCCCGCCAAGGTGGTGGCGTACTTCTGCGCGTCGTAGAACGGGTTATCGGTGAATTTGGACGGCACGAAGGTGCGCGACTGGGCATACACCTTCTGGCCGGCCAACAGGGTCCAGTCTCCCTTGTTGCACTCGACGTCCCTACCATCATCGTCCGGTAGGAAGTAACGGAGTTCACCGGGCTGAGCGGGGTTTGGGTAATTCTCGTTCAACCATGGCCCGAAGTAGTCGATGAGCCAATCGCCCACCGAGTCCAACGGAGGGTTGCTCGCCATCACCACTCGCGTGCGTTGGCCCGGTCGGTCGGTACGCAACCAACCCATCAGCAGACGAACCAATGCTTCCGGAAATTGCGCGGCCTCGTCGAAGCAGATCAGGTCGTGGTCAACGCCTTGGTGCCCGGCGATACCCTTATCACCTAAGCCAGCGAAGTGGATCACACCGCCATCGGGCTTGCGGTACTTGGGCCTGGAACCACCGATGAAGTCATCATCCGATCCAACGATCTTCTTCGCCGTATCGATCAGTCCTTCGAGGTCGGTGAAGTTGCGACGAACAATGAGCGAGCGGTAGTGCTCATTCAGCGCAAGCCCGATCTCCAGTGCCGTCTTGCCGCCGCCCGGGTTACCTCCAAACAGCAGCACGTCCGCCGAACTGAAATACCCTTCAGTCTGCGGACCCGGTGAAGGAATGAAGCGCATCGACTTGGTGGCTTCGATGGCTTCATGTTCGACGGCCTTGCGATCCTCTGGGCTCAATCCATTGAGCCGATTGAGGATTTCGTCGAGGTTCAAATTAAATCCGCCAATTGGCGGATTTATTCGGCCACCAATTGCGTGCCCAACAGGCAAAGGCGAAGGGGTGCAGCGTGGGTGCGCCTTCCCAATACGCCTTGCTCCGGCGCATCAAACACGCGGCCCGTTGACGTGCACGTAGTCAACGGTGACCGTGGGCGCGCCACTGGTGCCGCGGTTGAAGGCAGCGATGACCGGTGTCAGCGGGATGGTTGGCGTCACTGCACCCGAGATCGGGCCACTACCCACCTGAATGCCGTTGCGCCAAAAGGATGCCATGCCCGCAGCAGTCACACCGATGTGCCACGTTTCGTAGGTGGCGGCGACCGGCGCGATACCGCTGTTCTGCATGGTGGCGTCGACATCATTTGCCACACCGGTCAACCACCAGTTCTTGGTAGCCATGGAGGTGTCGAACATCACACCCACCGCATCGGTCGCCGTGGTGGTGAACGTATCCGCAGAAGCGGCCGAGTTGATCGGCATCTCGAGGGCGGCGGTCTGATCCGTGAGCCCGAGGAATACCGCGATGGCACTGATAGCGGAGATCTTCACCCGGGTCTGGAACACGATTCCGCCCGAGTCTGCGCGCCACACGAGACCCGCATCCAACTGAACCCCTGCGACCGCCATGGACGCAGTCGTGTTGCCCGTCGTTCCAACAACCGTTCCGCTGGGAGCCGGTGTCACCGTCCAGTCTACGCAGGCCGCATCCGATCCCTTACGCGACCGCAAACCATCCAGGATGGTGGTGGAGTACGCCACTGCAGCCCCTTCGAAGTCGCGGTGAAAGACCGTCCGACTGGGAGAGCTGTAGTCGAACTGGTTACCGTTGTCGCCGGCGCGAAAGCCAGCAGGGGCGAGCAATCGGCCGGCCGAGTCGAAACCCAACTTGCGGCCAAAGAGGGAAGTGAGAATTTCGGACATGAGTGGATCCTCAGTAATGAAACTGCTTGGTGCTTGGGCGGACTCCGTTCCGCTGCTGTGCGCCTATCAGCCGACGCGTGGCTCCAATCGTTAGGCGCCTACGATGCCGCTTCTGCCCAGGAGTACCGTGTAGAAAGGTGGCGTCGCGCCCGTGTTTACGCCGTTTGCATAGCCGACGACCTGGGTATCAGTTGGGCCGGTTGCAGAGACGACACGACCCGCGGTGACGGTGCTTCGCTTGATCCACTTGTTAGCCGTCGGCGTGCCTTCCTCGGCGTTGACGTTCACGCTGCCGCTGTGACACACCATCATGTAAGCCCCCGCCGTCACCAAGCTCGAATACATGGCCGCGCCGAGCACCGGGTTGGTAATCGTCGTCGTGCCCTGAACGCAACGGTTACCGTTGAATTCCAGCAAGTCCCACTGGTTGATGGTGGCCGTGTTCGTACGCCAACTGGTGCCTTCCCGGCCGGTGAGAGAGTCCGTCCACTTGAACGTCAGGGTATTGCTGACGCCGATCGTAGCGTCCATCAGCAGTTTGCCGCCTTGAAGGGCGGTCACGAGCGCGGTCAGATCAGCGTACAGCACGCGCGAGCCGTGTTGTCGCCCACCGCCCCGTACGTCTTCGCGTTGACCACTGACGTCGGCGAGAGCACGCCGCCTGAGCCCAGTGTCGTCAGATCGATGGTAGTCGCTGCGCCATCCCGGCCGTAACCGAGCTTCGTGCCCTGGATGACGAGGTTGTCGTCCTTATCCAGCCCGCACTGACGACCCAATAGCGAATGGAGAATGTTTAGCCCTGCCATTACTGCACCGTCTCTCGTGTGGCTTTGGAGAGCAGGAAGGCGACGCGCCGTGCCCGCTCGGTGTCGGAAAGTTCTTCGGTTTGGATCGGGCCGCCGTTGGCCCCGGTGTGCTCGTGCTTCTCGACGAAGGCGCCGTTCTTCGTGTGCTTTCCAATGAGTTCCACGCGACGAATGCGGTCCGATATCTTCACTTTGTGCACGAGGCCAATCGGCACCTTCTTGCCATCGACCTCTTCGAACTCTTGAGCTGTCTCGACACCGGCAATCAGGCCCTGGCGCCAGATGAGGGGCCATTCCCGAATGGGCTTCAGCGCACCCTTGTCGTCGTAGATATCAGCGAGGTCCGCAACCGCTTCGGTGGAGAGCCGCTCCAGTACCCAATCGGAGTCGAGCTGAGTGCGCTGAGCCCGCGCCGCTTGAGCAGACTGAACCGCTGCAATGACGTCTGGTTTCGTCAGGTTCTCAGACGCAATGGCCTTGGCGGTCTTTTCGCTGTATCCGGCGCGAATCGCAGCCTGAGTCCCATTCAAATCAATCAGATACTCGTCCACGAAGCGCTGCTGCTTCGCTGTCAGCTTCTTCATCTGGGGATCTTTGAACACGTCAGGCAGGCTGCGGTGACGGCCGTTGCGCCAGACTGAGAAACCCGCACGTACGCGAACTTGCCGCGGAAGCCGTAAATGAACGTTGCTGTCGTCGTTGCGACCAGAGCGCTGGAGGTGGAGTTCAGGTCATCCAGTGCAATGGGGCTGTAGTTCGTGCCGTCGATTGAGACTGTGACGGCCATCGCACCGGTGGTGCTTCTGAGCTCGAACGTATCCCATTGCGACACGTCAGCCGTCTGTACAACCACATCTGTGTTGTTCGTACCCGCGCCGCCGCTGAATCGGAGCGCGTTACCGAATTGATCTGGAGTGGCGAGCGTAGCCATCAGTGCAACCACCTAGGAAATCTGAAGTTGAGCCAGTGACGAGGAGCTGTTCCGCCACCAGGCACCGACAGGGAGCCTTGAGAAAACGTCGCGGTCTGACTGCCGATCGATGCGGAACCACTGCTCGAGGAGCCGAACGTTCCCTGGCTGAACGTAGCGGTCTGCGAACCGAGAGCGGCATTACCAGTAGCACTGGAGGCCATCGTCCCTTGTGAGAAAGTGGCCGTTTGGCTACCGAGTGCCGCACTCCCGGTGCTGGATGCGCTGAATGTCCCTTGCGTAAAAGTCGCGGTTTGAGCGCCCAGACTGACCGTGTTGGCCGGGGTTTGAACCTGCGCGCTCTCTCGAAGCGCAAACCCGGCTATGCCGAGCGGGCCCAGCCTCGGATTGCCCAGCATGGGCGGCCAGGGAGCCGAGGTGACCGGTTGCGTGGGCGAATTGTTGCTAGCGCTGAACGTGCCCTGGCTGAATGTCGCCGTCTGCGATCCGAGAGCCGGGTTTACCGCGGCCTCGTTGAACGAGAGGATGAACGCTCCCGTATTGGCGCCCGAGGTCGCCACCGACCAGCCACCCGTCAAGCCACTGAGTGCGGTGTACCGTTGGAATCCGGCCGAGAAGAAATCATTGGTGCCGAAGCTGGATCCCGAGCCGCCCGAGATCGCACTGAAACCACCACCCGAGACGGTTCCTTCATTGTGCGAGTCGTTATAGAGCCAGATGATGGCCCCACCTGGCTGACTGCCGGGTGTCAGGCTGTTGGTGGCCCGTGAGGTTCCTGTCGTCTGGACGTTGATAGCGGAGTCGGAGGCAAATCCGGATCCGCCGGTGATCTTGAAGGCCCACAGCTCCACAAAGGCTGTCGAGGAGCCGCCATTCGGCACCATCGTGACCGTGATGGAGCCGGAGGCGGAGCTATCCTTGACATGACTCGATCCCTGTGCGCCTCCTACGACACCAGTGCGCTTCTGGCTGTAGTTGCCCGCATTCAGGTTGTCGCTGACGACGAAGGTCGTGCCACTGGGACCGGCGGCATAGCAGACGATCGAATCGCCCGCGCTGACTGTCCCCGTTACCTGGAGCTGAGTGACTGCCGAATTTGAGGAGGTCGTCCCGATCAGGGTGGGGGTAATGGCCATTTACACATCCGGCAGATGTGCGCCCGCGGCCTCGATCGGCTCCTGCGGATGCACAAAAGTCTTCACGGGGCAATTCCTGCACCACCAGTGCTCAGCCGAAAATGGTGTGCCCACGTGATGCTGCCACTGATGCTGACCGTGATTTTCTGGGCACGCGGGTAATTCAGGTGTGCTCACAGCGTCGTCAACTTGAAGTTGTTGAAATACACCAGCATGTTGGTGTCCGTGCCAGGTTGGAATCCCGACTTATAGAACCCCGTGCACTGATAGGTCATGGTGACCACACCGGTATCAGTAGCGGCCGTGAGACCCGGGCCATTCACCGTATACGTACCCGACCCATTGGCATCGGTAATGCTGATGACCCCGTTTGTATAGGTTCCTGCCGGAACGCCGGGCCCTGTGATGTAGGCGGAGTTATCGACGAAATTGGGCGCCGTGACAGTCGCGGTGAGCGTTCCGGTGCCCGTTCCGGTACCCACGATGCGGCCCGAAAAGGTCGTGATGCCCTTGGTGAGTTCTGTAATCGCGATTCGCGCGGTCACCCAGTTGTTCACCGAAGGGGTGCAGTAATTCCACAGGTTGTGCGTCGTCCAGCTGAACGCATCCCCGGGCGGAATACGAGTGGTGATGCCGAAATTGAGCGGATTAGTCAGATACTGGGTATCGGTGACCTTGACATCGATCTGCCAGTAGTTGAAGCCGCCAATTTCGAGGTCGTTTGGAAAACTGTTCGCTCCCTGACACAGCGGAGGCGTGAGATACGGCAGCCAACCGCCGCCAGCACTCGAAAATTGCACCTTGATGTCATGCGGACCGGGCGAGGGAGAGCCGGCGGTATCTGTGGCCGTGACGACTGAGCTGCCGTAACCGTTACCAATGCTGCCGGTATTGGTCTCACCCGCGTAGATAATGCAGTCCGGGTATACCATCGAGCTTTCTGCGGAACTGCCGTCATAGGCCGTGAGCGCGTACTGATATACGGTAGGTGGACCGGACAGATCCACGATGTTGTTGTTCGTACAGGTTGTATCGGTATACGCGCAGTTGGTTCCAGATAGGAACGTGATCGCCTGCAATCCCTGAGTATTGCCACTCAACGTGGTGTAATTGGAAGCCGCAGTTGACGATGAAATCGTCGCAAGTAAGCTGAATGAATTGTTCGAAAACGAACTCGTACGCGTGCGGCGGTAGATGCGATAAAACGGAGCGCCCGATCCTATCCAGGAGAAGGCATTAGAGGCACTGATCGGCGATGTATTGTTGCTAGTCCCCCCTTGCTGGGCCAACACAAAACTGCTGGGTACTGCAATGCCCCCGCTGCTGATTGCATAGGGGCGGCCACCGAAGAATCCGAGCGCCACATCAGGTGTCCATGAAGAAGGCAGCGTCCTGACAGGTCATGGACCCAGTCGCCACGGTCTGAGTGAAGAAGGCCGTCAACTGATTGGTGATCGTGGAATCGAAACCCGCGCCCGCGCCGGGAGACACGAGGATTGACAGGGCCGTGCCGCTCGCAGATCCAACCACTGCTTCAGAGGTAAACTGCCACCAGCTCTTGATGGCTGCGGAGGTACCCGATCCCACTGCACTGACACGGCACCGAGCCGTCAGAAACCACGGCACATTCGTTTTTGCCGTGGTGTTGAGACTCATTGCGCCCGTATCCGCCAGCACTATGCCGCCTGAGACGGTGCGGATGTCAAATCGCGCCGTACCCGGCGTGGTGACCACGCAGGAAATGATTCCGCTCGCCTCAAACCGGAACCGATCACCCACCTTGATCATCGGGGCAGGTGACCAGGCCCAGCGGGCCGTGGTCTGGATCATTTCCGTGGCGCTGGCGGCCGTAATGGCTGCAGCCGCAGACTGCGAGTCGTTGGACGAGGCCTGCCATTGGACGACTGAATAATTGGACATGAATGTTCCTCAGGCTAGGTTCAGTGCCGCAGTGCCAGCCGCATTGGTGGGCATGGTGATGGTGAGAGTCCCGGCAACCGGGGTTTGAGCAGTGAAAGTCCACGCTCCAACCGCGATGTTGCTTTGGCTCGAGTTGTAGAGCAGTACGCAGTCCGTGGGACCGATGGTCACGGTGGAGTAAACGAGGGAGGCGGACGGAGTCGTAAACCCGGTCGTTCCACTCGTACTGGGTGCAGCCCATGTGAACGTAATTCCGCCAGCGGTGTAGCCGGTACCCGAGCATTCTCCGGTTGCGGTATAGGCGCTCGTGGATGCACCGATGCTGGCGGTGGTGTTGTAGAGTGCGGCTTTGTAGGTATCCGCGGTGGTCGATCCTCTCGTGACCGTGGTACCCATGGCGTGCTTGCCATTCATGATGTCCGCTTTAAACTGAGTCGAAAGCGCTTGGGTGTTGCTCACGGCGTCACCTGCTTGGCGAGATTCAGATCGACATTGCAGTCACGCCGCACGAGTTCTCCATTCAAGAAGTACTCGGTGTTCACGCCGTGATCGTGAGGAACCTGTTTGACTTCCAGGTCGCTGGCGTCCACCACGCATTCGTGCGGCACATCCATCCCGACACCACATTTGGTGGTGTGAATCTTTTCAGACATATGCGCTCCGTTAGGGCACGCGAAGTGAAGTTATGAGACGTCCCGACAGTCGTACGTTCAGATAGCCACCGGCCGTGCCCGGCGTGATGGCCACGACAACCACGTCGTAATACAGATCCTTGGTCGGCGGAGACGGATCGGCCGACATGCCGAGCAATTCCCAGACGCGCTTGCCCACATTGGCAAGACCCGATGTGCCGCCAATCACGTGAGGCGAGTACACCTCGGTCCAGTTGGGTCGCGCTTCATCGAGCGTCAGTGAGGAAACCAACAAGCTGCTGGATCCCGGAACGACTTCTCCGCATCCGTTGGGCAGGTGAACGCCGATCACGTACTGCGACCCGCTGGGATTCGCATCGTGCTCGACTTCCAATTCACTGATGCGGCCTGCCGCCGACACGCGGCATATTCGATATTTCTGTCCCGGCTGGTCATCCGGGCCCATGACCACCTGACCGAAACCTTCATCAGCCCGGTAGTTGTTCACCGTGTTGGCCGATTCCTCGTACTGGATCGTAGGGGAATCGACCACGGTCGTCGGTGGTTCGACCGGCGTGGACGGGGGGGCATTGCCCGTAGAGACCGCCAGATTGACAGTGGTCCCCGGTGCCACGATGGCACCTGGCAGGGGCGTCTGACCAATCACAGTGCCTTTGATGGCAGGTCCCGCAGGATTGGGGTCATCCTGATCGCCGAACTGAGCGATGAGATACACACCCTCGATCAGCGCTTCGGCGTCATCTCTGTTCAATGCGGACGCAGCTGGCACCGATATGCCGCCATCGATGATGTTTATCTGCGCCTGCGAAAACTCAGTACTGTTGTTCTGCGCCTGGAATGTCACCGTGGTGATGACACCCGGCACAGTCGCAATACCCGTCAGGTTCTCTCCGGAGATCGTTCGGCCAGTCGGCAGGGACGTAAGCGCCGTGATCGTGAGCGGCGCGTCGCCTTGAGGGTCTGGGAAGTAATTGGCGACCGATAAGGATGACTGCTGATTCAGCGGAAACAACAGCGACGGCAGTAGTCCAACCTGTCCGGGTGGCGTGGGCGGAGAGTCGTTCTCGTATTCGGTTGCAGAACCGATGAAGTTTCCGAGCGAGACACTGTAGACATCCTTCACGAAACTCTGCCGCAGCAGGGAATTGGTCGCGAAGATCGCGACGCCTTCGGCGGTGAAGGTCACTCCGTTGCCTTGCCCATCCGTCAGATCCGCGACCAGGACATCGCCCGAGACGACAGCGGTTGAAGAGCCCGCGAAACTCGAGCGGCCCCAAGTCACCTTGCCGCCTGAGGTAAAGTTCGAAAACCCCGTCGAGTCCACCGGCACGCTGAGATGCGTGCTGTCAACGACCGTGCATTGGCCCCAGGATCCGTTGATCTGAGTCATCCCGCCGACATCGAAGACTTCTGTCCAATCCCCGCTCGAGCGACCGTGAGCGGCGGAGAATCCGATGACCGCGGGATTGGCCTTGGTGATGGAGGTAATGGTAGTCAGCACGACCGGCACGTACTGCTTACCGGAAGGGGCCGCTTTGAATACCGCGAGATTCGAAACGATCGCGGAATCACCGGAACCGCTCGTGACGAGTTGATGTACGTCATAGAACGGGAACGTGAGCCCCGTGGCAGACAACGAAGCCGGAGTCGCTGCGGTCACCGACTGCGTGAAGTGAGCGACAAAGCCCGTGCCCGCGCCTGCTTTCAGGTTCGCTGTAGAAGGGACCGACGAACCCTTGAGATAGACTCCGAGGTGCCACGTCCCGGTCTGGTTGCTCGTCGCTCCGTAGGTGTATCCATCCGTATTGGCACTCGTGAGCGAGGGCCCGGAGGTAAATGACGGCGCCGCCCCCGAGGAGGCCACGGCGATGTTGAACAACCCGGAATAGGCAACCGCGCCAGACGAATTGTTCGTCGCCTGGATCAGGCAGTTGTTGAACGTCCCGACTGCGCCCGCGCCCGGCGTACCGGTGAGCTGGTTCGATCCATTGACCGTGACCCCGTTGCTGGTAATCGCCGTGAGTGCCTGAACAGGATACGGCGTTACAGTATCGCCATTAGCCCACGTCAACGCCGTCTGCAGGAGTGCGGTGTTGCCGGACGCATAGAGCACCGGTGTTGGGGCATTGGTGCCAACCTTGACCCACTGCCCCGCCGTCAGAGGCGCTGCAGTCGTCAACTGCGTTGATGCAGTGGTCGCCGCTCCGTTGGTCGTGGTCGCGGTTCCTGCAGATCCCAGCTGCTTGAGCGAGCCGGTCCACGGCGCCGTTGCGGCCGCGCCGTTATCGAACTTGGTCGTCAGGTCAATGGCGGTGATCGCCGCGCCCTGCGTCCAGGACTGGTTCGGGATGGCAGTCCCGATGAACCAGGTGGCGATCTGCGGATCGCCTACACTCCCTGCAGTCGTACCGGTGACTGTCAGGTTCAATCCACCGATGAGATCGTTTTCAGTCCCGCCGGTCGAATTGACATAGTAGTAATTGGACAACCCCAAAGCTCTGGGATTGACCAGTGCTGCCAGCGCTGCCACCTCCAAGTCCGTCGGGCCGCGTGTGAGCGTAAACGCATGCGCTTCGGTCTGGGTGCCGCGACCGCCCAGCTGAAGGGTGTTGAGGCCGGACGGATTGACAATGGCGTTCTTCGTGCCTTTGTGGCCGCCGGCCATCCAGACAATCTGGTTGTTCGGATAGGACAGAAATGCAGCGACGTAGAGAACCCATGCATTCGCCGTTCCGGCCACATCCGTCAACGCCTGGCTGTTCGAAGGTGTTGCATTCGCCTGGACTGCGGTTCCCTTTCCGCCAGCGCCGGTAATATCCGATCCCAGCATGGACCGATTGGTGAGCGTTCCATCGGTGAGTCCAATGAATTGCGAGGCCTGCTGGGCAACGCTCGTCTGATAAACCCACACCCCGAGCGCAACAATGGAGGGCGATGACGGAAGTGCCCCCGAACTCTTCATGAACTGGGAGGTTCCGGATATCAGACGAGGCATATCAGATGATCGTGTAAGAGCCGCCCGCGGGCGGTGTTCCTACGGCTCCGTTGCGACCCTGGATGGCGGCCACCTCATCGGCGTATTTGTAGTACTCCCACGTCTGATGGTTCCAGGTGAGCATCACGGCGTTGTTTTGCACGGCATTGTCGTAGATCTGGCCCGGGGTATATGTCGGTTTGATCAGGTTGCCACTCGCATCCTTGGTGTTACCGAGGAACGCTTCCTGGATGCGGTTCATGATCAGGATGTTCTTGCGAATGTCCCCCATGCCGCTCTGCGCCTGCAGGAGTCCGGCCACGAGCTTCTGGAACGTGGTCTGACGCACGAACGGATCGGGCCCGCCATAAATGCAATGCTTGGGCGACTGGGCTTCGAGGGTGTTGATCATGTTCGCCATGACCGGAATCTCAGAGCCATCGCCGGGCGGCAGATAGTTGAACGGCACGTAAAGCGGAGTGCTCGTCAGTCGCGCCAGCAGCCGCTGCTGCAAAGCCAGAAACTGGTTGTTGTAGTGGACCGAGTTCAGGATGGTCGCCCCCGGACTCAAGCCATTCGGCTGGGCCACCTTGTCGATCACGGAGATGGCTACCGACTCGTCCATGGTCGAGAAGCCGAAAAACAGCGGATGGTTGTTGTAGCGGTCGCAGATCGCTTGGCACATGTCCCCGAAAGCTGCCCAGACATCGTCGATATCCCACTTCAACTGGGTGCGCTTGGCGCCATTTTGAATGCACGCGAGCACCCAGTTGTTGTTGACGACGTACTGAGGCCAGGAAGCCAGGTCGGTCAGGCTCTGTGTGTTGAAGAAGGTCTGCCAGATCTCAACGATCACGCCAAAGGGATGTGCGGCGTTGGCCGCCTTGGCCAGAACGTAGTCGATGGCGGCAAAGGCTTTCGAGTAGTCACCTCGCGTGGGGCCCTCGGCCGCTCCCCAAGTGAGCGACAGGTAGAAATATTTGATCAGCGGATTGGCCGACCAAGTCGGGAAATAGTTGTCGAAGTTCGACTTCTGCTGCGCGCCTGCGCCAGCCGCGTTGGTCCAAAACTGGTTGTCGGTCCACATGCCGTTACCGACTACCAGCTTGATCTTGCCTTGCTGTGCCACGGCCACGGCCGACCAGGTCTGCACATCGAACGTGACCGTATCGACACCATTGGTCGCGGACACGAATAGGCTGCCCGAGCCTCCATTGGAGCCCGTGGCGATGGAGATCCCGTTTCCGCTGGCATCGACCCGCCAGTTACCCAACGAGCCGCTGGCGGCGTTCACGCCGAGCACCGCAGTAGCCGCGGAAGTCCCCGTCAGGAACTGCCGGTAGTTGAAGTCGAAGGTCTGGTTGGCCGCGAGCTGCAGGAAATTGTACGCAGCGGCTCTGAAGGCGACCCTATCGATACCCAGCGTCGAGGGAGACACGACGGGCGCATCGCCCAGGGGATAGCGACGGTCGATGACACCCGTGGCACTCGGCAGGTCATGGAGGGAGCGGAGTGCGAGCGCCATTAGACTCCTGAAATTAAAAACCCCGCTCGAGGCGGGGCTTCTTCGCAGGGATTTGTTGATACTACGTGTTGGAGCAACCTTGTAAGTACATTCCTACACGATTGCAATACCTGCCGAGCTTATTTTTATGATGTTTGAACTGTGTCCACGGAATTTATTGTGGCCACAGTGTGTCCACGGAATGTTCCATGTGGAACAACGCTCTCAATCGGTATCCGACCCAATAGGAAATGATGGGCGTTACCGAGCGCGATGTAATAAGCCTTGCGGTCCTCAAACCCCAACTCCTCTGCTTTCTGGGTGATGGTGATCTTCCGCCGCTGCGCATCTTTCCTCGGTACGACGTAGTGCATCCACAGCACCCGATAAGGCTCCTCCGGCATCATCGGTTCCGATCGGATAGCGCGGGACACATCCAGTGCATCACCACACATCACTTCCCCGAACCGCTGCGTTATCGTTTTTGCCTTGGCATCTAGCTCGCCTCCTCGCGCGCGCTCGATCGTTGCCATGGTCGGGTAACCTTCTCCAGTCGACTGGAGCACCCAGCGCATGGCGCGGCCCCATGCCTCACAGGCCTCTTTGATCCCATCGATCATCACAGCAGTTGCCGAGTTCATAGTTACACCAGTTCGATTTTAATCCCGAGGGAGTGTTCGATCTCATCGCGCTTCGTATGCCAAGTGTCATGGCGGTACGGACCCTTGGCATCCTGCCAATGGTGACCTCCGTCGAGGTCAACAACCAGGAAATCGATGCGCATGCGTCGCTTGCCCGACGGAAGCGGTAATGTGACCTGCCGCGTAAAGCCGCGAATCTCGCCAGCGGCTTTCCGAAGACAAAGCTGGCGGTAGTAAGCGGCTTCCCGCTTTGAGTCAAATTTCAGTCCGTCCACAATCTGAGGGACATTTGCGAACTTGCGCTTTCCCTCGGCTTTCGGGGCCAGCGGCTGAGCATTCAGTCCGCGTTGGAAAGCGGCAAATTGCTCCTCTGTCCACCTCACCGTTTCTTCCCCATCAGCCGTTGGATACCCGTATCGGACATACGGTCCTTCTTCGGTTCGGGATACAAACAACGCACCGGCATAGTCTTCTCACCTTCACGGCGCTCCTTTTTGGCTTGATAGTTGGCCCATTCGCTGACACCCACTTACGTCCGCCTCGCAGATTTGTTTGGCAGCCTCAGCAGTGGTCTCTGGCGGGGCGAGTTCGAAGTACCATTCGCTGAGGATTTTGAGGATGCGGTAGCGGAAGATACCGGGGTATTCGAGGACATCCTCGGTAGCAGCATATTTTTCGATGCGATATTTCCCTCCTTCGCTTTCGAGGATCCACTCGGATTTCTGCCGCCATACCAGCCGTGGAGCTTGCGGGTGATCTCGTCCATCTCGCTCATGATTTGCCGGGACCGCCATTTATTTTCCCCAACAGGTTTCGCATGCTGACCGGTCCACCAATCGTCGGACGATCGAAGGAAAATCCCGGCAATGCTTCGCGGACCTCATCCGACTCGCTCATCTGCTCGTAAACTTCGCTGAAACGCCGCTCCAAAAACACGGTCTTGCTCGGATCAGACATTGCGACCGCATTCAGGCCACCGATCGCATTGAGTGCCCTGTTGGCTAGGTCCGAAAGTCCTCGCACGTGTCCGTTCATGAAGTTCGGAGAATCGTGGCGCGCGTGATCCAATACATCGATCCAGACTTCCGCAGCGGTTGTTCGGCCGGCCTTGCGCAGGTTGTTGAACGACACCGGTCGCGGCATGAACTCCTCGGTTTTCATCAACTGCGCGGCCGCCGCCTCAAACTCCGTCAGGTCCCATTCCGCCAACGCCAACCAGTAGGCATCGAGCAGCGGCCCGCTGAGTTCGCGTTGATACAACTCCGCCATACCGGTCATCACGGCACGGAAGCGGGCGAAGTCACTGGCCTGCATTTCGGATCTCCGGGGGTTTCCAATCGGCGATGGCCTGAACGTTCTGGCGGGTCTTGGCGCTGAGGTCGATCCGCGGGGGCTCGGCGTAGAGCTTCAATCCGGCGTCGATGTGCTTCGAGTCACGCAGGAGCAGCTCGAGGTCGTCGTAGACCGTGGCCCGATCGTTCTGGCCCATGTGGTGCGGCGAGTTGCGGTACCCCGAGATGGCTTGGTACAGCGCCGCCTCGGGGTAGTGCTCCAACGCTCGCTGAACGATCTTCCAGCGCTTCGCATCGAGCTGAGCGTGCGGGTGGCGATGAACCGTACGCCAGTGCTCGAACACGCGAATGACATCGTCAGGCGGTTTCGCGAGAACGGTCGAGCGTTCGGGCTCGACAGGTTCCGTAGGAACCTTCTTATCTGGTCTAGTCTGGTCTTGGTCTGGTCTGGTCTGGTCTGGTAACGCATCAGCGTTACACGCACGTTTCTTGCTGACACGCTCAACAGTTACACTCTCACGATGGCGTGCAACGCGCTTCTGAGTGAGTGCTTTTTTCTTAGCCTCGGTGCCGTTATGTTCCAGAAAACCCGGAAGTTTTACGTGCTCCGCGTCGATGACCTGAAGCCAGTCATCTGGGAGCAGGCTGCAGAAACCTTGGAGCCCGACGATCTCGTCTATGTCGTCTATCCCGAGGTCAAGAAGGTCACCCTCACGGACGTGAGTATCGGCGTAACACCAGAGCTGCGTGAGGCAGCCTAGTACCAGCGTAACGTGCATCTGATTCGTGAAACGCTCATGCGTTACACCAGCGTTACCGAGTTGCCGAGCGATGCGAATGACCCGCGGATCGTCACGCAGGGATTTCTCGAACTTGATCCAGCCGCTCATGGGGCTCGCCTCGAAATAGATGCGAACCCTTGGATGCGCTGGTAAATGACTGCCCACCGGACGCATTCCGGACAGAGGCCGCCGCAGGCATAGGTTTCGCGGAAGTGGGAACCGCACTTTGCGCAGTTCAGGATGGTCATGAAAATGCGGCCGGCTCAGGAATACTGATACCGGCCGCCAGGAACGCGCGCCCAACGGGACTTGGTGCGTCGCGGTGCTCGGGCAAGAAACTTGCTTGGCGGAGGGGTTGCGTTATGCTCGTACAGTCAGAACAAAAAAAAGGGACTGTATGAAGGACACCTTGCTCGCTGGACTTTGGTGGATGCTCGGTGCGCCGACGCTGGCTTACATCGTCATCCTGGCGGTGTTCCATGTTCCTCGCGAGGAGTACGTCATTGTCCTGAGCGTGCTGGAAGGAATCGGATTTCTGATATTCGCGATCCGAGCGAGTCGATAAATGACCAGATGGCGCGCAACGACTGCCCTGGCTGCGTCCTTCGGAGTACTGGCGTTCGGCGTCTGGCCGTTCGTGGAATGCCACATTGGCGGACACACCTGCTATCAGGCTGACGTCGCTCATGCTCTGTTGGCAGGTTTCGGTGTGATGACGTTTACGTTCGCAGCATGGCTGCGCCGATAGATTCGCTAAATACTCGATTGAGTTATGTTGGATCTCGCTATACAGACACGTGCTTTGCGTCACACTGTGCATAACAAGAACTAATTGACCGCAGCGCGCCGGGGCTGACGCTTCGACTGCTCGCGGAAGTAACCAGCGAGCTTTTCGATATGACTGACCCCTGGGTCGGCGATCTCCCCGCTAGCGATCTTCTGAATCGTGCGATTTGACACCCCAGTAGCCTCCGCTATTAGCGGCCAGGTGCCTTTAGACGCCGCGAGCTCCGCCACGACGAAAGCGTGTAACGATTGTTCCATGGACGCTGAAGATATACCCAACGTTGGGTATTTTCCACCCAGCTATGAAAGAAATTGCCTCCTAGGCTTGGAGGCTATGACAAAGAAGGAAGGCAAGAGGGGTACGCGGCCACCGAGCAGCGCTGCGATGCGGCTGCGGAGACTTTTGGCCGCCAACCTGCGTGCAATGCTGGATATCAAGTACCCCTTGGCACGCTTTTCAGGGAAGGCCGAGCAGGAACAGGCATTTGCGAAAGATGCCGGAGTTTCCTGGTCTACCGTCCAGCGAGCACTGGATCCTGAGAACGGCAAAACGATCGACATTCTGGCTGATCTGGCTGCCGGTCTTGAGATTCCAGCGGTCGAGTTGCTTTCTCGAGATGTGCGTACACCTGGAGACGATCTCCCTTTCCCAACGGCCGACAACAGGGAGGATGGCCGGAGGAAAGCGAGCTGAAAGGACCGGCGATTCTCAACCTACTTGAAACGCAGGTGCACAAAAAAGAGAAAATCGCTAAATCGCGCAGCGACATTTCCGAAGAATTCTAGGGACTTGAGGAGCCCGAATGGAATCCGAACTGCGTATAGAATACGTCGAAGCAAAAGAATGTCGCACCATCGGGGCAAGTGGATTTGTCCTGACTGCTAATGCTCCTCAACCTGAAATGCTCCAACTTACGGCATTTGCGGATCTCGCTCGACTTGAGGGTGAAGTCATAGCAAAGCGTGGAGAAGAAGATGGGAAGGCCATCTACGAAGTTACTTCAGCGGCCCAAAGCGTGCCCTATCGGGAAATGCAGGTTCGAATTCTCGTCACCAAGAACACCCTACGTGCTTTGAGCGATTTGATCAATAACACACTGAAAAAAATGGATTCGGAACCATCGGAGAACCCAGGTGGCGACAAAGGTTCAGGGCACGAGTAACATACGAACGCTGTATTCAACGGTAGCAGCTACCTCGAAAGGACCCTTTTCTGGCGGTCCGTTAGGTTCAACAAGCGGCGGAGACGGAGGCGGCGTGGAAGTACGCATCGCAAAACTCGAAGCTCATGTTGAGCATATTCAATCCGATATAGCCGAGATCAAAGCAGACACATCCGGTATCAGAAAGGATCTTCGCGAAGACTTTCGCATCCTGTTTGGTTGCCTGATTTTCGTGGCGCTAGGCTTGACGGCCATCATGGCGCATGGATTTCACTGGCTATAACTAAAACCGATAATTTCGCATCTCCGCAACGAAGGCGAGGCTCGAGAGGGTCTCGCCGTTTTGCTTTGCGAGCCTAACTGATCCAGAAAAAATACCCAACATTGGGTTGACAGTACCCAGTTCTGGGTATATCGTCCCTCCATCGAATACGAGATGGAGCCGACCGATGAAGCTGGCCATGTTCCACAACCCGAACTCCGACAAGCCCTATGTCGGGGACGAACTCACCGAGAAGTACTGCCACGAAATGGTCCGCACCACGGAGTGGGTGGATGTGGACTTCCCGGCTCTGTCGGACGAGTCGCGGCGTGTGCAGCTCGAACGCATCAAGAAAGCCCGTGCGGAAACCAAGCGGCTGTATGAAACCGCGATCTCGCGTATCGATCAACAGGCTGCGGCGCTGTCATGAGCATCGCTCACTTCGCGACGGATGCGTGTACGTGGCTGCTCTCGGTGTTCTGGGTGATCGGCTTCCTGGCTCGCGGCCCGAAGTACCGCGCGCGCAATCGCCGTCTGCCCAAGCCTTCACCGCTATGTGAGCGCACGGGTCAGTTTGAAATCAACATGGGCGCACTGGGTCGGCGCCAAGCGGAATAGGCATGGACACCCACGCGAAACCGGCTGCGATCTGTGTGTTGTGTAAGTGCTCTCTCGATACGCACGCGCCGCATGCGATCGTCAAACACGACTACGCCCACTTGGATTGCGCGGACGTGTACGACAGCCTGGATATGGGCGGGATGGATTTGCCGCCGTTTGAACCAGAATTTGAAGAGGTTGAAGCATGAACGCCGTAATTGAACAACACAACGAAGTGACCGTGACGCCCATGCAGATGTTGCAGCACGCAATGTCGCAGGGGGCGGATCTGGATCGACTCCAGCAGTTGATGGATCTGCAGGAGCGCTGGGAGAAGAACCAGGCGCGCAAGGCGTTTGTGGCTGCGATGGCGGCGTTCAAGGCCGAGCCGAATGAGATCCTAAAGACCAAGCAGGTGAATATCCCGGGCGGCGCGAAGTTCGCTCATGCGACGCTGGCCAATGTCTGCGACGGCGTCGTTGCCAACCTCAGCAAGCACGGTCTGTCGCACAAGTGGGAACTGTCCCAGGACGATAAGGGCATGATTTCCGTGACCTGCGTCCTGACTCACGAGGATGGCCACAGCGAGCAGGTGAAGTTGAGCGCGGGCGCCGATGACTCTGGCAAGAAGAACAGCATTCAGCAGATCGCCTCCACGATCACCTACCTTGAGCGGTACACGCTCATGGCTGCCTGTGGGCTCTCTGCGAAGGATCAGGATGACGATGGCCGCGGAGCTGCCCCAAAGCCCCCGGAGCCGAAGCCGGAAGGATACGAGGCCTGGCACGCGGATATGAGCGCCTTAGCCGAGGAAGGCAGTGAAAAGCTGGCCGCGGCCTGGGGAAAATCTGAAGGCGCTTTCCGGCGTTACGTCGTCAAATTCGATGAGCAGTGGTGGAACGAGACGAAGACCAAGGCCAAGAAGGCAGACCCGTCATGAGTTTCACTGTCATCGATTGCGAACAGCGATCTGAAATGTGGATTTCCGCGCGGGTTGGAAAGCTCACTGGTTCTTGTGCATCGGCGATGATGACAACAGTCCAGAAAGGCGAAGCGGCAGCACGTCGCGACTTGCGAGTGAGATTAGCATTGGAGCGGATCACCGGTGTCTCCCAGGAAGAAGACTTTTACGCGAAGGCCGTGGAGCACGGGGAAAATGCGGAGCCTGCGGCGCTCGGACTATACGAGGCCGAGACCGGGCATGTCATAGAGCGTGTCGGATTCCTCTTGGCAGATAGCCTTCCGGCTGGCTGCTCACTCGATGCATTCGTGGCCAACAGACACGGAATTGTTGAGGCCAAATGTCCGAAGTCTGCTACGCACTTGAGCTATCTGCGAACTCGACAGATTCCGACTGCGTATCGCTGGCAATGCATTCACAACTTATGGATTAGCGGCGCCGAGTGGTGCGACTTCATCAGCTTCGACGATAGATTTCCGGACGATTTGCAATACCTATGCGTGCGCCTGGAGCGCAACGAGTCCGAGATCAAATCATATGCCGAGGCTGCCGCACGGTTTCTGGCCGAGGTGGCCATCGAAGTTGCTGATATCAACAAAATGAGGAAGGCAGCGTGAGCACTGAGCTGGAAGTCGTTACAAAAGCCATCACCGACATCAATGCTGTCTCCACGGGCATCGCGGCGCTACAGACGCAGTACAGTGGTGTTGTATACCCGGTCACAACAGCCGCCGGGATGGAAGAAGCGAAGGCCGCGCGCCTCGCGATCCGTACTCCACGTTACGAGGTTGAGCGTATTCGCAAGGCCGCAAAGGCGCCTATCCTTGCGCTGGGCAAGAAGCTCGACGCCGAAGCTGCGCGCATCGAGAGCGAACTGTTGAAGATTGAGGGACCCATCGACCAGCAGATCAAGGCCGAAGAAGATCGCAAGGAACGCGAAAAACAGGCGAAGATCGATGCGGAGTTGAAGCGCGTTGCCGACCTGCAGGAGCGCGTGGCTGAATTGCGCGGCAACCAATCTCTATCGCCCACAGACGGATCGGAGTTTATCGCACAGCATGTGGCCGATTTGGAGCGGATTGTGGTTGATGATTCCTTCCAGGAATTCCAACAGCAAGCCGAGGATGCAAAGACTGCAGGTCTTAGTCGCCTACGAGCGTTGCACGCCGCTGCATTGACTCATGAGGCAGAACAATTCCGAATCAAAGCAGAGCGGGAGGAGCTGGCACGTCTTCGGGAGGAAGAGAATAAGCGTCAGGCTCAGGAGCGGGCACGGATCGCGGAAGAGGAGCGCCAAGCGAAGGCACTTCGCGATGCTGAGGCCGCACGGCAGGCGGAGGAATTCCGGAAGCAGCGCGAAGTGCAGGAAGCAGCCAATCGCGCTGAGCGTCAGCGGATTGCTGATGAGCAAGCAGCCGCGCAGAGGAAGCTCGACGAGCAGCGCGCTGAAATGCTGCGGGAGCAGGAAGCGATGCGCAAAGCGCAAGAACCTGCGCCAGTGACTCGCCGCGGTAACGCGGTCCCGGTCCCTTCGGCCAACGAAATCGTGGATACGCTCGCGAAACATTACCGCGCGCGCCCAGACACAATCATCGATTGGCTGAAGTCCATTGACTGGAGCAAGGCTCAGGCTGCCTAACATGCCAACGCTGACTCTTCCAAAAGGCGAACGAAAGCGTGTGATGCCGAAAGCAATCGCGCTGCTGGAGAGCCTCGACGAGGAGACAGCATGGAAGCTGACGATTGAGCCTGCTCGGCAGACCAGAAGCCTGAGTCAGAACGCTTATCTGTGGGCGGTGCCGATCAAGATGATTTCTGAAGTGACGGGTTACGAGGCGGAAGAAGTGCATGAGTACTTGTGCGGCCAATACTGGGGCTGGAAGGACAAGCGTGTACCGAAGACGCCTCGTAACCCGAAAGGGGTGGAATCCGTCCCCGTCAGAACGACAACGCGAAATGCGGAGGGAGAGCGAGATGTCCTCAAAGCGAACGACTTCAGCGATTACGTTGGCTTCATCCAACGCTTCGCCGCTCAGAAGCTTGGTATCAACATCCCTGATCCCGACCCTGACTATCGTGAACACGCCGCATGAAGTCCTCTTTACCCAAGCCGACCTGCGCCGAATCCGAGCGCATCGAGCGCATGAAGACCGAAATCGGGTGCATCTGCTGCAAACTTCTGGGACTGACCAGCAGAACGCCGCTAGAAATCCATCATCTTTTGATCGGCGGCCACCGGGCCGGGCACTGGTTCACGATTTGCCTGTGTTGGATGCACCATCAAGGGCGCTCGATATCTGGTCTGTGGACCTCCATCGCGCAAGGGTCGAAGGCATTTGCCAAGGTGCATGGCTCGCAATGGGATCTGTGGCTGAAGGTGCAGCAAATCCTGGATCTTCCCGACGATCTGCCGCCATCGAAGCTCGTCGCGAGGCGCCTGTGACGAAGCTGCGCTCATGGCTGAAATTGATCTGGCTGCTGCTGACCAGGAGGTGGCCTCGATGAGCACCGTGGACTTCGACACCTTGGCAGCGTATGTGAAGACGCGCAAAGTCGGCGCGGTCTCAGCCTGGTGCGCTCGCAATCGGGTGCTGACCTTCCGCGACACGAAGGGGCGCCCGTGCACGACACTCGAAGCTCTGAATCGAGCCCTGTACCGCGGCAAAGATAACAACGAACCAAACTACGAACCGCCACCATGGGAAAACTCACCTGCGGACTCACCATCCCCGGCGTCTTCGAAAAAGACGGCCGGTATTACAAGGTTGTCCGAAATGAATGGATCAAGCTTTCCCGGATCGATGAAGGGATCCAGGCGCTCCACCGTGCGCTCTTTGAGCTCGACCCAGCCAGACCCGGGACGATCGGGCAAATGATCGACTTCTATCGCGCATCCGGCATGGAAGGACTGTCGTCGGCCACGCAACATCGCTACGGCAACATCCTAAACCGGCTCGACCACCACTTCGGGAAGATGCGCATCGGGACCCTGAAGCGTTCACACGTAGCAGTATTCCTTGAGAAGCGCCGCAAGAAAGGCCGTGGCGCGATTTCAGCGAACCGAGAACGCGCGGTGTTGTCCTCGGTGCACGAGTTTGCCTTGCGCCAGGGATGGATCGAGGAGAATCCCTGTCGTGAGGTACGGCGCAATCCTGAGACCCCTCGCAAACGCTACGTCACCGATGCGGAGTTCTCCGACGCGTTCGAGCGATCACCCGAACCGTTTCAGGACTTGCTCGCCGTGGCATTCCTGACCGGCATTCGGGAAACCGACCTCATCAACTTGAAGCGGGCCGAACATCTGAAGCCAGAAGGGATCGTGTTTGTTGAGAGCAAGACCGGCAAGGCTCACACCAAACAATGGTCGGATGCACTGCGGTTTTTTGTGCGCCGTGCCATGGAGCGATTCCCGGAATCTGAGTACGTGCTCACAAATAAATTCGGCGCTCAGTGGAGCGTGTGGGCGATCAACAGCCAGAAGCGTAGGCTAGGACTCACCTGGGCCTTCCGGGACCTTCGCTCCAAGGCGCAGACGGATGCCGAGCATTCCGTCCTTGGCCACGGTGCGGTCATGGAAGGGGTCTACAGAAAAATGCTAATAACGAGGCCAGTGCGATGAACTTAGAGACTAGGGCATCAGACTTAGAGGGGAAATTGGTGGGCCGTGTAGGAGTCGAACCTACGACCAAGAGATTAAGAGCCGCCTTTCCCAATTCAACTTCTCCGCAGAAATTAGCGCCTTCACCTCTAAGCGAGGTGTTGGAAACCACTCGAAAAGTCTCGGCGTTTCCATCGTCTCTTAGAGACCGCCGGGCCTATCACCGCGCCTACTACGCCAAGACAGCCGCCCGCCGGCGGCTGTTAGCCTCTCACCGTCGTCAGTGCCGGACGTGGTGCGCCTGGCTCCTGCAGGAGATTGGTTGCGACGCTCGTACAGTACTCGATTTGCAAACCGCACAGTATTGCAAGGTATCCAGCTCAAGCATGGACTTGACGCATGGACACCGAAACAACACCGACGACGGCGGTCACCGTCAACGACATCCTGGATCGCTACGAGCGCGATTGCCTGCCGCTATTGGCGCCCGGAACGATCAAGGGTTATCGCTATCACATCCGGGATCTGCGCGTGGCATTCGGGGCTGCGATCGCCGCGGAACTCAGACCGAAAGACTTCGGGCCCTTCCTGAATGTGCGACGCGGGAAGTGCCATCGTGTGCGCCAGCTCGCAGTCCTCTCAGCCGCGTTCACTCAGGCGGTGAGCGCCTGGTACGTCCTCGAGACGAACGTGCTACGGGACGTGAAGCGGCCGAAGTTCCGGCCCCGCGATCGATTGGTCAGCGATGCGGAATTCAAGGGACTGGCCGCTCTGGTCCCGAAGCGGATCCGGCTCGCCATGATGCTAGCGGTGCTCACCGGTCAGCGCCAGGGCGACATCATCCGGTTTCGCTGGTCCGACATTCAGGACAACGCGCTGGTCATCCAACAGGGCAAGACCGGCAAGCGTTTGGCCATCGAGATCACCAAGGACCTCGAGCAGGTTCTGGATCAGTGCTGGCTGCTTCCTGGGGGTGGCCACGCAGGGTCGGAATACGTGCTGCCGAACATGTACGGCCGGCCGTACACGCCGGAAGGCTTTCGAGCCTGCTGGCAAAAGCAGATGAACAAGTGGGTTCGGCTGGGAAATGCACGCCACACCTTCCACGACCTGAGAGCCCTTGCGGCTACTCGCTGCCCTACTCCGGAAGTCGCCATGCGGCTGTTGGGGCACTCCAATATCTCCATGACTTTAAGGGTCTACCGTCGTGGTGTCGAGCGAGTGTCAGCACTCACCGTGTAGGTGCGCCATGAGCCGCCTCGTCAGGATCCTGATCGGACTGCTCATGCTGGCCTTGGCTCTCGCCGCGATGGCGTATCTCTACAAGAACGAGCCGCGTCACTCTGATTGCTTTGATGACCGGGCCAACCCGTGGTGCAGCCATGATTAACAGAATCAAACAGATCGGGGCGCTGGTGGTGTTTGCCGCCTGGTGTCTGGTGAGTATCTGGTCGTTCCTGCACTTCGACATCGGGCGCACTCGGTAATGGCCAATCTTGAAGTCTGGAGAAATCAATGACTAAGAAGCAACAGTTTGCGTGGTGGGCCTACATCGTCGGCGGGCTCATCCTGATCCTCTTCATCGTTCCGACACTGATATCGGCAAGCGACACGCTGGCCGTGATTGCCGCAATCGTGCTGCTAGTTCTGTTCGGGGTCGTTAGTTGGCACTTCTGGGTGCGTCGAGCCTACCAATCAATAAAGGAAAATCTGTGAAGACCAAAAATATCGCTCTGTCGCTCGTTCTGCTGGCTCTGGCAGCCTGCTCTGTGGAGAAGGTGCCCGTGGGTAACGTCGGCGTGAAGGTCGATCTGTACGGCTCAGACAAGGGCGTGCAGGCCCAGCAGGTCGGGCCCGGCCGGTACTGGCTATCGCTGAATCAGGATCTGTACTTGTTCCCCACATTCACGCAGACACGCACATGGACGGCCGAAAACAACGAGTACATCAGCTTTCAGTCGAAGGAAGGCATGGCTGTATCGACCTCGCTCGGTATTACTTACCACGTCGAGCCCGACAAGGTTGCCACCCTGTTCCAGACCTATCGCAAGGGTATCGACGAGATCACCGACCTGTACATCCACAACATGGTCCGCGATGCCTTCGTGGAACTGGCTTCGACCATGGCAATCGAGGATATCTACGGCACGCACAAGGCTGATCTGGTCGCACAGGCTCAGGAGCGTGTCGCGAAGCAGGTGGCGCCCATCGGGCTAGTTGTCGAGAAGGTATACCTCATAGGTGCCATGCGGCTTCCTCCGCAGGTTGAGCAGGGTATCAACGCAAAGATCGCCGCCACTCAGATGGCCGAACGAAGGCAGAACGAAGTCGCGCAGACCGAAGCTGAGGCGCGCAAGGAAGTGGCCAAGGCTGAAGGCGACGCAAAAGCGCGCCTCACGATGGCTCAGGCCGAAGCCCAGGCGATCAAGATCAAGGGTGATGCGCTCCGCGACAACCCAGGCCTGATCCAACTCAACGCCATCGACAAATGGGATGGTCACCTACCCAACGTCAACGGTGGCGCGATGCCGTTCATCAACGTCGGGGCGACGAAATGAGCACGGAGGCGAACACTACTGAGGAGGAAGTCCGCATGCCCCAAGGCGCCCGGGATACCGAGTGCGACGAGTGCGGATTCACATACGGCACGCATTCGGACGATTGCTCGCAGCATCCAGACTACGAGCCGCCCGAGCCCGACGGCGAAGACTTCCGGGGCGATGAGGCAGCAGCCTACGAAGCCGAGGAGATGGCGCGCATACAAAGGACACTGAAATGAGTGAGCAAATTCCATCCGGCTGGTCTCTGAACGCGCGCGAGGATGAATCTCAATCCTGGCTCGTACTGACAGGCCCAAATGGCGAGGCATGCGCCTTCTCAGCGGAGCGAGGCAGCATCCGGGCTCAGGTGCTGCAGGAGTTCATGGTCGCGAGAACCGCTCAGCCGAAAACCGGAGAGCTGGAGCGGTTACGCAACATCGAAAACATGGCTCTGCGCGTTGCAAGCAGTCGGCGCAATGGCGTCGTCACTGACCAGGCGGTGCTCGACAAACTCGACGTTGCCTTGGAGGGTACGTTGTGACTGAAGATGACCATACACGAGAGGCAGCAGAGATAGCCCTTCAGGCATTCGATGCAGACTCGCCACGGATCTGGATCCGCAATTGGGAAATTTGCCCGAAACCCGCTAATACACCTCTGGGCCGACTACTGACCGCGCTTCGCAAAGCATGGTGGCACGGCGGCACTTACAAGCAACGCGAGCTAGTCCACGTTTGCGTTGCTCGTTTGCGATTCCGGTTGCAGTGGGAAGACGAACAACAGGAGAAGAAGCATGCAGCCTGACTCGCAGACCGCAGATGTTCGCCTCGGCGAGGGATTCGCGTTCTTCCGTTGGCACGCTATCAAGTACGGCACATACGAGGACGGATGTCCGGGCTACGGACGCCCCGGCGTCGGTTGCAACCAGATCTGGGATCGCATTCAGGGGCGTAGGTTATGACGCAGACTGTTCGACTACGCCATCAGGTTGTCTTTTATTGCTCCGTATGTCGGCGGCGCATCGCGTTCTTCCGTGACACACCATTCTGTTGGCATCTGAACGACACATGCGATTCCACAGGTCGTGGCGTTCGCATGCGCAGGTCGAAGAATCAGGACATAGGCTCAGCGGAGAGATCGCATGCCAGACGATAAGTCATCGGAACATGACGTTAAGTCTCTTTTGGCTGACGCCGCGGCTGGCTGGGACACTTGCGAGAAGCGGCGCCTGCAGGCCGAGGAATTCAGGGCACGCGCACACTTCGCGGAGAGCCTCCTGCTGCGCTCTGGAATCAATGGCGAACTGATGCAGGCATACGCCCGAGTATTTCCGCTACCGACGCCGGAATCGCTGCCCGGCGTTGTGGAGGATGTCTGATGTCTTCGAATCTTGGGAAGGTAATTTGCACTGAGTGCGAAATGAGCGGAGGCGCTCACAAGTTGAGCTGCAGTCGTGCCCCGAAGCCTAATGGTGTTCTCACCTCAAATGAACGTGTCGCAGACCGAGCGGCGCACGACCAAGCTTGGACGTCATTCGCAAACAGCGAACCTGCACCAACACACAAGGACTGCTTCCACGCTGGATGGGTTGCTGGTAAAGGGTACGCGAGAAGTCAAGTCGAGACGACAAGTGACCTACAGCAACGAATCAACCTTGCGTTGAGGGTGGCCAAGAACAAGGGACCTAGCGAAGCGTTGGATGAAGTTATGGAGATTCTCGCCCCTGAACAATATGGACCTTCTGAGAAAGCCACTGCACCTATACCGGGCATTCCTGGACTATCAACTGCAATTCGCCACGGTCATCCGGATTGCGAGAAATGCCACGGCTATGGATGGCTCCGAGGAAGAGAGTTGGACAATGCTGGCGTAGCGGAATGGGACGACACCATGACGAAGTACTCGTGTGATGGTGAGAAATGTCAAGAGATGCGCAGAGAGAACGGGTCTTCGCCTACACCGGAGAAGTAGATGTTAACGATTGAGGTCAAAGCAGGAGCCGGCGAGGATATCCGCGACATCATTGAGGATATGTGCGTCCTGGCATCGAGGCTGGGCCATATGGTTGTAGCAGATCTCAATGGCGTTAGGACGATGGCAAAGCCTGGGGCCGATCCTCGCGAACTGTACGTCCGCTGGGACGAGGAGCTCGGCTCCAAACGGCCATACAAGATCGTCTGCGGGCACACGGTTGATATCCCACGAGACAAGCCATGGGATCAACCGCAGGTAGGCGCAAATACATCCACTTGTTACCCGGAGCCGAAATGAGAACCGGTTGGCTATGTCCCAAATGCGGCAGTGCCCATGCGCCTGACGTTGAAACATGTCCGCAAGTCTTGCCGATGCTGCCTGTGCCGGCAATCATTCCTTCACCATTGCGGGTAGATTGCGGCTGTCCCAACAATCACGTTTGCATGAATGTTGCGTGTCCACGTCGGATTACTATCACCTGCGTATCGAACACCACGGGACCCGCTCACAATGGATGAGCGGGTCCGCGATCGCACCAATCTCGGCGACATGCTCCGCTGCTACATGGCGATGGAGCAACGCTCAATGCGACAGGTAGCGCCGGAGATCGGTATCAGCCATCCAACGTTGCATCGAGTCTGCTCCGGTTACGCGCTGGATGCGGATACGCTGCTCAAGATAATCAATTGGATGATGCAGGTGCGCCGATGACATGGTCTTTGCTGAACGCAATGGTTGCCAAGCGGGTCGAGGAACTGCTCACGCAGGAGCCCGTACGGCAGGATCTGAGAGACGACGAGCGCATGATGCCTCGGGATGAGGCCCTGCGCATTATCCACGCGACGCTGTGGGCCTACAGCAGCCGTGGTGGAGACTTTTCAGGGTGCTACGCCTTGTCGGCATTGGCCGATGCTCTGAAGGATCGGCTGCCGGTTCTGGAGCATTTGAATACGTGGCAACAAGACAGCGCAACTTGTAGTACGGAGCAAAAATGAGCCCAGAAGAAATTGAAGCTCTGGCGAATCGCATCGACCATGAGGAGCTGTGGCGGGTCTCACCTCTTGAGACTGACAAACTTACTCCCGAGCAGCAGGACCGGATGTGGGCTGGCGTCTTTCTGCGTCGCCATGCGAATGCTCGCCTTGAGGTTCTCCGTGAACTTCAGAAGGGCCGCGAATACATCCGCGGATTCAAGCTGGAACGGGCAGACGACCTAAGCACTGATCGCCGAGGCTGTGGTACCAACGAATGGCATCGAGCGCTGAACGGTGAGGGGATCGACGATCAGGCACCGCATTGGATGTACACGGCGAAAATGATCAGCGATGAAGTGCCTCGCATGATCTTGCTGTTCGAGTACGAGCGCACGGGCCGGCTCGGCAGTAGCTACAAGATGTGCGGCCACGATCCGCGCCCAGCCACTCTCCTGCCGGACAACCATCTTTATTGTGCGCTTGGGAAGCAATGCCGGAAGTGCCCCTTCCTGGCGCGTATCGAAGCCAATGAGCGGATGACGCCCGAGGCAAAGGACGAAGCCAAGGCATGGACGTGCGCCACTCACGTGCTGTTAGAGCGCAAGCCAGAGGACTACATGGAGACCATTCTGCGCGATAAGAGCGATGACGCCTTCGAATCGCGACTAGTGGCAAGTTTCGCGGCAGAGCTGAAGTAACCGTGACTCCGAGTATCAACAATGGCTGAACGCATCAAAATAAAGATTACCGACCCTGGGCATCTGATGGATTTCGGCGAGTGGCTCGGCTACGCGAAAGCCCTGCAGGTTCTGGAGAAAGTAGCGTTGGCTGACAAGCTGCCAGGGTTCAATCTCGCCAAAGCGAAGATTGAGGTGTTGGAGGCGCGCCAGCGGGCCGAGAACGCCGGAAAAAATCTGCGCTTAGCCTTCAAGGCGGGGCACGACCTTGAGGCGTCTAACGTCTTCTGGCAAGGCGGGGATTACATCGAGATCGAGCCCGTCGATACCACGGTACCTCCTGACCCCACGACTCAACCTACGGAGTCCAAATGAAACCTGAGCGACCGAAAGTTGTAGACCTCGGCAAGCGCCGTTACCGCAACATGGTGCTGAACGCCTTCGACAAGCTCGAACGCGCCGACCAGCGGGAGAAGCGAATCGCTAAATCCGAGGTGGAACGGGAGTCTCGAAAAAGATGGTAATAGGACTTGACGACCTATAGGTCTCTGTGGCCTAATATAGCCACTGACACGGGAGACTCACATGGCGAACATCAAGTACTTTGCAGAGTGTGGCGGCCAGGCGGTAGAGCTGAAGAACGTCGGCCACTATGGCAACGGCACGAAGGCGAAGGACTTCCGGGGCACCTGCCCGGCCTGCGGTCAGAAGCATGACGCCAACCGCATGATTGAGTACAAGGCGTTCGCCAGCAAGCACGAGTGCGATGCCCGCTGCACTCACGCCACAGGCCGCGTAATGAAGTGCGAGTGCTCCTGCGGTGGAAAGAACCACGGCCGGGGCGACGTGTCGGTGAAGATTGTTGCGGTGGAGGTGGCGGCTTGACCGCCGCCCAGCTCCAGCGGTTGCTGGACCAAGCAGGCAAGAGTCAACGAGGCATGGCAAAGGAAATTGGCATCAGCGAGCGGAACATGCGGCGATACGTGGCCGGTGAGCTACCTATACCGCGCGTGGTTGAGCTGGCTGTCCGGTGTCTGACCGAACATGGGAGGCAGGCGAAATGAGCATGCTTGATCTAGCAGCGGCGGCTAGCACCCTGGCTGAAGGCTGGTTTCAGCGGAATCACCCCGACAGCCCTGGTATCACCATCTCTGATGACGAGATGATTGCGGCAGCCTACGAAGTGCGCGCTGAGCTGGCCGCCGATGACGATCCAACACCATGGTGCTCACGCTGTGGCGCTCGCCGGCAGGCGGATTGTCATTGCGGCCCGATCGATCCGATGGACTAGAAGTCAACCAAGGGGCGAAGCCATGAGCAAAGAAGTCGAGGAATTGATTGCTGCTGCGCGAAGGCTTTGCGAGCAGGTGGCGAACGAAGTACCGGGCGCGCATCAATGGCCGGCAGTGATAGAACTTCGAGGGGCTGCTGCTAGAGCTGAGAAAGCCGCTGACCAACTATGACAACCTCTGATGAACAGCGAAAACTGATTGACGATCTTGCTGAGTCAGTGAGCCGGTTGTGTCATCAAGTTATCGCTAGGCGCTTGGGGCAATTCTTCGAAGTGATCGGCGAGGAAGTCTCCAAAGACTCTGGATCTCTAGCCAGACTGATCGACGCATGCAACCGCGAGCCCGGCGAATCACTCGTAGACTGGGAAGCGAAAGTGAAGTCGGTCAGGGATTCGATCAGAGGCACAGTTCAACCATCTTCGAACCCGGCGGAGTGAATGCCCCTATGGGGACTACGAGGGAGCCAGTCGTGATTGAGGCAAAAGCCAACGCTGGCGAAAGCTCCGCACAAGAAATTCGTGAACGAGCTGCCCGTGAGAGGGTGGCTTTCGAGTCTTGGTTCAAACGTGCGCACTGGCATACGACGGCACCGCTGCCCCGGCAGGTAGGGGCCGAATCCAAGTATGAGTTGGGGTTCATGCAGATGATGTGGCTCGGTTGGTATGCACGATCAGTACAACGAGATAACTCATGATATCGCATTCAGCCTCAAAGCCCCGCCCCTGCCCTCACGGCCTCGTGTGGCTCGTGGACGGTCAGGTATGTCTGTGCGAGCAGAAGCGATTCGTAGCCTATTACGACCACGATATTGTGTGTAGCTCGGATAGGACCAAGCCAATGGGATCATCCGGCTGTGGCTGTCTGCGTCGATTACGCGAGGGCCTTTCCTCATGACAAATCTCGAAGTATTGAATGACCGACTCGGCATCATCAAACAGACCCCGCGGCAAGCTAGCGTCGATGATGTGGAATGGCTGTGCGAAGAAGTGGAGCGGCTGCGGGCGGAAGTCGAGGAACTTAGGCACGACAACGAGCGGTTCTATCAGGCGAATGTCGGCTTGGTCAACGAACTAGCCGATGGAGGCTCTCACGAACCGTGTCCGAGTCCGCCCTGCGGGTGCTGGGACGCGCCGCCTGGCACGCATCTGCCTACATGCCCAACGGTACGCGAAAAGAGTCGATGAGGAAGTCTCCCCCAAAACCACCGTGTCCAAGCTGTCGAGGTTCCGGCTATCTCGGTGACCGGCTCAAGGGTACGCGCTTCGTCTGCACCAACTGCGACGGGCACGGGCTAAAAGGTGTTGCGCCGGTGTACCAAACGATTCGGAATCGGTGAGGTGAGCCAATGACTGTTCCCATTCGCCAGCCCCAGTCGCCGCCCCGTTTCTTTCTGGATGCACCGAAGCAACCGAAAGGCGAATGCTACGTTCTGAATCGAGACTACATGGAGCTGGACCAGTACTGCATGCACCTACTGGCACACGTCAAAGGGCTGGAGGCCGAATTGAGGATGGTTGCCGCTGCTGGTGGACACGCATACCGAGAGCTGGCAGATAGGACTTCCTCATAGCGTATGACTGACTCGGAAAAGAAAGTGTGGATGGACCGAATCATCTACTACGCCGATGGAAGGAAAGAGATTCAACGCGAGCTCGTTCCGGAATCGTGGTGCAAACATGATGACGGCAAGTGTCACCAAGACGATCCCTGTAGAAACTGTCCTCGTTATCCGGCCGCGACTAGCGTATGAAAACATTGAAGCTTCACTGTTCGGATACGGGTTTGCGTATGCCTGCTGGCACCGTGTCACGTTCCCGCATCTCACGAGCTGCGATCTGCGCACTGGATGCAATGGAGCGCACTTCGTATTCGATTGGAAGTCTCTCTAGCGTAGGAACATCCTCCCGTGGCACCTCAGCGCGGGACCCTGGAGCCTCCTAAAGTTCGGCGAAAGGGCGGATACTGGGGTTGATGCCAACAGGCCCGACACACCAGCAACTGATGGCCGAGATCGCCAAGGCGATCCGCAACCGTGATAAATGGGCGCTCAAAGCCGACGCCCTTTTGGACCAGGGGAAAACAGACGAGGCCCGCGAGATGCTGTCCCGGGCTGAGTACTGGGAGCTCGAGCGGAAGTCGCTGGAGAAGAAGCGGCGGATCCGGAGGGAGACCTCGCCTCGGCCTCGCACCGGTCGGCGTAAGCCCTGAAGCGCTCGACCTCATTCAGAGCCTGCGGGTAGATGGTGGTGCTCTTCTGGCGCTCTGCCTGCTCTGCCAGGTGATAGGCAAAGCCGCGGCAGGCCCGGGCGATCTCTTTCCAGTCGGCGGAATCGAAGCTCATCCGGTGAGCATGCCTCGAGCCGCCGCGCCCTCAGCAAATGGAACATGCGAGGACTGGATGGGAAGGCGGCATCACCCCGTCTTTTCGATGACCCCCGACTCGATGACATCCCATGCCTCCTGCGCCATTCGCGCAGGCCTCCCAGGTTGGAATTCCTTGTCGCCAGTGATCGATCGAACGACGTCGATCGCGTGGGGACGGTTGGCAAAGGCCCCGGTGATATGCGCACCGGGCGTGCCGTCGATCCAGTTCAGGATGATATACACCTTCGCAGGCGGAGGCTTCGGAGGGGATGGTGCCGCAGCGAGCAGTTCCGCCTTTCGCTTCGTCCTCGGGTCGTGGATAGCAACATGGCGCGCCATCAGTGAACCGCCGGATGAATGGATACGCCACCGAGCATGAGGGACAACAGCCACAGAAACAGGCCCACCCAACCCCAGCCAATGGGACGGGAAGCCGGAGCGGACATTCCCAAGGCAGCGACAATGAAGCAGACGAGCGCCAGAATCTGCAGAATGAGAATCATGGCTTACCTCTTCGAACAAACATTGGTGATGTAGTGCTGCAATTCTCGGACCTGAGCGTCAGCGTCGCGCCCTACTTCCTGCAATTGCGGTCCGTAGGGTTCTGTTTGCACAGGATCGCTGTTATCCGTGCTTGGTAGTTCGGTTTCATCACCGCGGACTGATCCGGTGGCACTGGCGGCTCGCACTTCACGGCCTGGTGGACACACCCTCCCAAGATGAACAGGGCGCTCGATAGGGCGAGATATCGCATCGTGGAAGTCATGGGCCTCCTGAAAGACGGTCGTAGTGCCTTGGGCCTTTAAATCGCGGTTGTGGGCTTCCTGCTCGTCGGCCAGAGCTTGCTGCTCGGCTCGGCAGGACGCGGCGCCCTGGTGGCGTTCCCAGAGAGCGAAGGTGAGAAGAAGCAGCAGCGCAAGGATGACCTCGACGAGCCACGGCGGCAGTTTGACGCGGGTCGCAATCCAGAGGATGGCGCTCATGGATGCTCCGGCTTCTGGCCATCTGCGCTCATGCGAGTGCGTGAGAACCAGAATTGTAGGATGCTGGTCACGGCAGCCGTCAAAACACCCAGCATGACTTGCACGGCGTCGTGGTGCTCACCAGGCACTTTTACGTGCCCATAAAGGAACTGGGTGAACACGAAGAAGTAGCCAACGATAAAAATCACCGATAGGACGGCCTGGAAGTAGGCGGTGGCTTGGTGAGACAACAGGCGCAGATTCATTGAAACGCCTCGATAGCGGTTTGAACGACTCGTTGAATCCAGCCCTTGCTGAACGCTGCCCAGGTGGGCAGCTTCGACAGCATGAGAATGCGCTCGGTCGAAAGCGCTGGAACGACTGTCACGGCAATGCGCGCCAGACGTAGGGTTTCCGGCCCCATGGTGCCGTCCACCTGTGCACCGATCGCTCGCTGTAAGCCGCGGATTGCGCCTCCGACACCTGAATTCACGGCGTAGTCGAGCAGTGCGAAGCTGACTTCGTCCGGCAATTCGTCGCCGTGGATCTTCTGCCAGTAATCATCGTGATAAATCTGGGCGGCCTGCGCTTGCGTTAGGTTGCGTATATCCAGATGCGGATAAGCGCGCTGACTGATGCCGAATTGGGTGAGGCCGCCGGGGTCGGACGGATTGTCCACCAACCCGCCTTCCATCTTCAGCACATGGGCAACCGCGCGAGCAAAACTCATTTGCGTAGCTTCCTAAACTCCGCTTTATCGCGCAGGCAATGGGCTATCAGCCCTACCAACGTCGCGATCGAAATCAGTAGGGCCAACAGCTCTTTCATTCGTACAGGCTCTCTACCAGATCGAGCAGCCAATCACGATCGGCATCCGTCCAATGGGATTTCGCCAGAACGGAACACAACTGCGGCATGGATCCCGGTTTATCGTCTTTCAACGATTCAGTGACGCCAGGCCATGCAATCAATTGCCGCAACTGCGCGTCAAACTCAGGAAGACGCGCAGGATTAGTTGGCACCTTTTCAAACTGTAATATGGCCGAACGCCGTACCCAACACAAAATCCCGCCCATGACTTACCTCCTTTTGTCCTTCAAACCGTACTCTAGATTGCCTTCAGGTCCTAAATACTGATCACCGGGCTTCATGACGCCCTCGCGCAGTAAAAGTGCGTCGTTGCTCATGATGTGCACGCGCATTCGCGCCATTTCATTCTGTATTAGTGCTATTGAGTCATTCTGCTGTTGAATTCTCAATAACCCGAAAACAGAAGCCGCCATTCCAAAGCCCGAAAATAACGCCATGATCATCAGCCAGGGAACGAGCTTGGTATTACCCTCGTGGATCTGCGTGTTGTTGAGATTAGCTCGCTCGGTGGCAGCAATGACGGAACCGTTCATGGTTTGATCCTGCTGCATCTGCGCCCAAAGAGACTTACGTGCACTGAAAGCATCGTCGGCTTCCCCGCGGATCTGGTCTGATTTAGTCCTATCAGACTCGCGCCGCGCCTCCTCGTGTAGATGGTCTCCCCAGAATTGCAGTGCATTGATGGCAGCCGTCAAATGCTTCCAGCAGAGCCGAACTCGAATGAGTGGATCCATGGTTCCTCATATCAGTTTTTAGCTCGATGGCTCTTTGTTAGTTTAGGTACGGGGGTCGCGAGCGCTTCCTTGGCTCCCTGCTCGACGCCTTCCTTGAACTTACCGAACTCATTGGTCTTCATATTGATGCCGTTCAGGGTGCCCTCGATCCGAGCAAGCGAGATGTTAGTGCTGGCAACAGATGCGCTGAGCGCCTGCATTTGTGTCTTCAACACAGAGATGTCGGTCACCATTGTTTCTGAACCCGCCTGCTTGTGCCCATAGGCCACACTCACCGTGATGACCATGGAGACACCCGCCACGACATAGGAGACGATCTCCTTTAAGTGGCTGCGTGTGTAGGTTAGCGCTTTGGTACGGATTGTCTCTTCCACTCAGTAATTCACCTGTGGGTTGGCGAGCCGAATCAGAGTCACGGATATCGTGCTTCCATTTCCCAATGCAGCATTGACAGATACTTCCAGACCCGCGAGCCACACTCCGCTGACCTGACTTGTCACGCTATATCGCACGCTGATCTGGTTGGTAAGATTGTTCGCGAAGTTCGAACTCGAACCAATGGCTATTGCCCCGGAAGCTCCCAAAGAGCCGTTCTTCACCACGCTATTGACGAAGGCCGTTGCAGACAGATTTTCGACGCCGGGATTGTTGACTGTGACACACAACAGATAACTGCCCACCTCGACCATCGCGCTTGCCGGCACGACACTGGTCCAGGCGCCGGACGATGCACCAGAGGCCAGCGTCACTGTGTTGCGATACACCGCGCGCATGGGATAGTCAGATACAATCCCGGTCCCCGTAAGGGACAGGTCTTTGCGCTCCGTGATGAAGTTCGGCGGATTGGAGATGATGAGGTTATCTAAATCGCACCCATTCAACTCCACGATCGCGGGCTGCGTTGCTGCGAACGCATTGGCCCCATATAGGTTCCAGTTGCCAGACGAGCCGCCTCGGATGAACGTGCACCCAATCAGCGTATGCTTTCCGGCCATTCCGATATTGAACGTGAACGTCTGTGCAGTCCCGCTGGACGAGAGGAAGTACACGCCATTCAGGACCATTGAGGTCGCGTAGTGCGTTGTAGTATTCGCATCTTCGAAGTGTGAGAGCGTGATGGGGTTGGCATAGATTTGCGTGCCGCCCATCAACGTCAGGTAGTTGACGCCGCTCTGAGATTCATTCAGGCGGATACCTTTGAAGAAGCCGCCGTGAATATCGCAATTCTGGCAGGTGACGGAAAGAAAACTGTCCCCCACGATCACGTTGTCGATGCTGAATGAGCCTCCGGAACCCTCGATCCGAACGCCTGATAGGCCTGCTGTCGCTGCGCCTCGACAGGTGATGGCACGCCAAGAACTCTGATTATCGTTTATTGCCTTCCACCCATTCTGGGTGAAGTTCTGAACGATGATATTTTCGTAGACGTTGAGCGCCGTGCTACCCACCGTGGACGGCCAACTCGTGTCGATCAGGATGGACGCGAGCCCATTGCCATCGATAGTGAAATCACGCAGAAACGCCGCGGCGATACCCTTGGCGGCCAGCAATGTCCCGGAGTGCCCGGCTCCCATCTTGAGCACCGATGCATTGCCCTGTCCCCGCATGCCTGGCGGATGGGTTGAGGGACCACTGGTGTTATTCGATCCAAACGCAAGATTTCCGACGATGGCGATACCCGAAGGTAGAACGACCTGGCACCCTGCATGCAGTGCAACCGCCAGAGTGTTGTTGATAGCCGTCGTATCGTCCGTGACGCCATCGAACATCGCGCCATATCGCTGTGGGTACACTTCACTCGTGGGGATATGGGAGGGAATGAACGTGTGAACCGGGACGACACCCGCGTCAATCTCGGCCTGCGTTTGTGAATACAGGACGAGCGGATCATCGCGAAGATCAAAGTGAATGTCGGTTTCACCGATGATGATCTCGCCGAGAGTCGTCACTTCATAGATCACGCCATCGGCAACACCATTGCGAACGACGATGAGGGTTCCGGTCACGACGTCGCGAATGCCGTCAAAATCCAACGCACGCGTCCAATCAGACGTGGATGCGTTGTAGATGCCGTTCTCGCTTGCGTCCGTCTGTGCGCGGACCAAAACCCGGTCACCCTCTTCGAGAATGACGTTGTTGATGGTGAACAATCCCGTGAGCGGAATATTGAAGCCCGTGACCGCCACGCAGGGCGGTTTCACGGCAACAGACGTAGTCAGTCCGGCCAGCCGGTCAGTGGCTGTTGCAGGCATTCACAGTCTCCAGAAATGAAAAATCCGCCAATTGGCGGATTTATTGAGAACGGTAACGAACTGATCTCAGAGGCGTTTTTGAATCATCGCGTGTAGCTGCTTCATCAGCAGGCCGCCAACGACGAGCGAGACGACCGCGCCGATTGCCATAACCGCGTGCTCGGCATCTTCGGACAGGCTCATCGATTTGATCACAGCGCCTGACAAAAACATCAGGCCGCCGATCACTCCAGCAAAGCACACGAAAAACAGACTGACCGCGAGGAAGCCTTTCATTGAAGCGCCGTACTCAGATCCGGCGCACGCTCCGGAATGGCTTGGCCAGGCTCCCAGTAGTACCGCTGGTGGAAGTCGCTTTGCGCACGAGCGCGCATCCGGCTCAAATATCCAGGACTGTAGTACTCCTGAAGGTTCTGCCAGATCATGTGATCCAGCGCAGCCTTCAGGTACCACAGCGATGCACCCGGCGTATTGCTCTTGACGAAGCGGACGATATCGGCGCCTACGTTGGTCTTTTTATCGGTTAGCGTCTTGACCACGTTTCCCTGGGACAGGTTGAAGAGGTCTTCCGCTGAAGATAACACCGGACCGGTCAGCGAGGCGAGTGGGCTGTTTCCATATTGTGTCGTATCCGAGAACAACAGGTCGCCGTAGATCCCGAGCGAGCCGCCCTTCAGGAACGCGGCCAACAGGTTGCGACCGGCCGCCGTCTTGCCGCCGATGTTCGCCGGATTGATGTCCTTGGGATCCCGACCGGAGAGGATCTCGTTCAATTCGAGCGAGATTGCTCCCAGGACCGTGGTCGATGCCATCAGGGCGGCGATATAGGCCGCCCGGCCCGTGCGGGTTGGGAGCGTCATTCCTCGACTGAGATGCCGATAGATCATGGCGAGCGGAAACGACTTGAACAGGAAGAACGATCGTGTGAGCTCACCCTTCCAAGTCCCCCGTTGCAATCCGGATCCGGTGAACGCTTTCTCGCGTGCGCCCGGCTCGATCACTGCAGTATCGGTCTCCTCGAGGATGGCTCCCAGTAGCTTGGTGACCGCCTGCTCCCGGGCCTTCATCCGTTCGCCCGCAATGGCGGGTTCGATGTCGCGCTGAATCCGGTCCATGACCGCTTGGCGCCGCCCGGCGCGCTCGTTAGCGCGGTCGGTGAACTCATCCAGCTCCGCCTTCTTGGCGGCCCACTTCTCTGCGAAGTCGAGCGACTTCTCCTGCTTCGAGGCTGCCAGTTCCTTGGTGATATCACGGATCTGCTGCTTGAGGTTCGTGGCCGCCTCGCGTGCTCGGCCCTCGCGCACTCCCTGCGATCGTAGATCACCGAAGTTGGGGCGCGAAGTATTGGCCTTTGTCCACAGATCATCGGCCGCCTTGATCTGCTCGCGTAACTTCGAGACCTGTTCCACCGACTTGTTGATCTTGGCAGTCAGCTTTTCATCCGCGCCATCGAGTCGATCGGTGAGTCGAGCGTTGGCTTCCGTGAACAGTTCGTCGAACTTGTCCATGGCGAAAGCGATCTTGCGCTCGTCGCCCGATTCGATTAGCTGCTGGATCTCGTGCTCTTTTGCGACGAACTTCTCTTTGAAGTCGCCTTCCAATCCTTCCTTCAGGGAGGCGGTGTCGGTTGCCGCCTTGCGCAGCTTCGCGGCGAGCTGATCGATAGCTGATTGGTTTCGACCTTCAGAGACTCCGGCCCGGCGCAGATCCGCCAAGCTGACCTGATTGTCCTTAGTCTGCTTGAAGTAGGAATTGGCCGTGTCGAGTTGATCGTAGAGACCGCCGAGACGCTTGCGGATTCCATCGATCCGCGCCTTGGTGTTGGCATCTGCCTTCGCGGCTTGCTGTGCCAGGCGGTCCTGTTGATCTTTCACCCACTGCCGCAGTCGATCGGTGCGCTTCTGCGCCAAGGCCTGATCTTGGGCATTGCGATCCTGCAGACCCTTGATTTGCTCATTCGCCGCATCGTGAAGCGCTTGGATTCGCGGACCGATGACCTTGTCGATCTCAGCATCCGGTATGCGATAGATGCTCTCTGGCGTGAGCATCGAGTCATTACCGCTTCCCCAGTCTTCCAGCTTCGCCTTTTTCCAAACCTGGAAGTCGTCTTCGGTGATGCCCTTTGACAGCAGGATCCGGTGATCCTGCGCATCGATATCTCTGAGTGTGGCGTGATCACGCGCGACACTGCCTATGGAACCCATCATGGTCACGCCGAACCCGCGCTTGCGTGCATCGGTGATGGCGTTCAGTCCCGAGACGCGCATCACACTGTTGGCAAGTTTGGAGGAGAAGCTCTTGCCCAAGCCATTCTGGCCGAAACGATTCAGCGTGGCCTTCATGGCGTTCAGCGCCAGCCCGGCGCGCAACGCCATCCGTTCTTCCATGCGGTTCGCTGGGTTGAAGGTCGCCAACTGATTGCGGATCAGTTGCATCTCGGGCAGGTGATTGAGTCGTGCTGTGAGATGCAGCGTCGCCTCGTCAGAGAATGAGGTGACGATCGAAGATCCCAGCCGGGAGGCAATCAGCCAGTTGCGCAGCGTGTCGAATGTCGTGGCTAGCGCTCGGGATGCAACCGGTTGAGTCTTTCCAGCCACGACGTTATAGAGGTTCTCAGTGTTGATCGCCCGGGAGTCGATCTTGTCCACCTCCGTTGGATCGGCCATCTTCGCATCCCGTACCGCCTCATCGCGGAATAGGCGGAAAGTGTGATCCGGATTCGGACCAAACGCCTCGGTGAGCGCAATGTCCTTCGAGATACCCTCGATGTGACCGACGAGCACTTCGTAAAGTGACTTGTCGCCGTACTTGGACTGATAGTCCATGTAGGCATCCGCATTTTTGAAGTGGATCTGACGAGAAGCGTTGCCGCGGTTCGCGCGCGCGCCGCCTCCGCTGAATGCGCCCGGCTCAACCTTGTTCGCACCGCCGGTGGCGATCGTGGTCCACGCTTCCTTGAGGAACTCGTTCAACTGCGGATCGGTCATCCGCGTACCGTCGGGGTTGAAGTAGTGATCACGATCCAGGTGCGGCAGAATGTCCTGCACCCACTGATCTCGCCCTGCCAGTGCCACCTTGGACTGGGAATGATGGTGCGGCATACCCCAATCATCGAGCTCACCCACATCGCCGCCGGCGCGGTTGAACCGCTCGCGAAGAGCTGAGGTGACCTTCTGCCACTCCTTTGCGCCCGCATCCGCTTCCGGAATTCCCGTCTTCTCACCGAAGATCGCGCGGACGACAGATTCCACGCCTTGCTGATTCTCAAACAGCCCGAACCACTTCGGATTGGAGGCTTCCAAGGTGCCCAGCATCCGCCGCAGCCCGTCATTCTCGATTGCTTGGGCCTGCTTCTCCAGTGAGACGAAGTTCCCTTTTGCGTCCGCGTGAAAGGCGAGCATCCGATCCAGCGAATCCAATGCGTCGACACCACGAGCGGATTGATCCGCCAAGTGCTGTTGAATGCGTGAACGAGCCGCAACACTCAGCGCCGCGCGGCGCTGTTTCAGCACCTGTTCGCCCACCAATTCCTGGGCAGCGACCTGAGCGCCTTCCTGCAGACGCTCTTGCAGCGGCTTCGCGATCCAAGCCTGCGGGTCCCGGCGCGCCGTGTTACGCATGGCCCGGGTGATCCGCTCTTCGATGCCGTCGAGTTCGGCCTTGGTCAGTGAACGGCCGATGGCTTTGACGACTGCTTGAGCGCACTCGGCCCTCATCCGTTACCTCGAGACAGAATGCAGGAAGCGAGCGCCTCAAACGCCTTGGAGTCGCTCTGCGCTCTCGCTACGTCCTCGTCAGCCTGGTCCATCAACTCACGTGCACTCCGCGTAATCATGCGGCCGTCTGCATCAATCTCGCCGGTGGGAATGGGAAAGTCCTTCTCGGCCAGCGCGGAGCGCGCGGAAGCCACAACCGGATCGACCGTCGTAGGTTCAAATCCCGATGGCGCTTTGTCCCTACTGGCAGGTGTTTCTGACTCAATGGTTTTGGACGCCTCGCCCTCGGCGATCGTCTCCGGCAGATCAACCCGCTCCGGATTCTCCGTCGGCTTTGACTTGATCGCCTCGTCGACACCCTGCAGCTCCTCGGGTGTCTCGGTGAACGCAGGTGTGCGCTCGCGTGGTGTGAATTCAGCCTTGTCGATGCCGGTGCCGGATAGGTCGACCGGCTCACCTTCCAACGTCGCGCGCATGGCGGCTTCCATCGCGTTCTGATGCGCGATCGATGCTGCGATGTCAGCAGGATCACCCGGAGCTGTATCGTGCTGGAAGTGCTTGGCGTTTGCAGCCGCCCCGGCGGCATCTCTCACACTCGGTGAGGCCAGATGCGCCAACGTACCGAATGCGGCGCCCGATAGCAGATCGACGATGCGTGCCTCGAGGTCCAGCGGATCGAAGGCCTTGGCCTGCTCGTCATAGCCGCCTGCCTGCAGAAGTGCGCGCGAGACTTCAGCTGATCCCGCGTTGACCGCGAGGTTACCTGCCGCGCCACTTGCGATGCGACTAACCAGAGTGCTACCAAGGAATGGGATCCGGAAGCCGATGGCAGTCGCCGCAGCCTGTGTCACCGCGACCTTGGTGGCGGTACTCGCGTCCACACCCTGCTGTACCAGATCGTGGCCGGTACCCAGGGCGGCCGAGCCCACCAACAGAGATGGATTTCCGCCGCCGGCCATGAGCGGGAGTGCCATTTCGGAGAAGCCACCCAACACCCGTCCAGCCGTCCCAACTTCATTGGCGCCAGGCGTCCAATAGTCGATCGCACTACTGACGTACTTGTCGAGCGCACTGAAGTATGGATCGGTCAGGGTCCCAGCCTTAAACCCGTGACTTCCGTCCGCGTCCGTTGGATCTCTTTCAGCCAGCGAGAGAAGTCCACCGCCGGCCATACCGATGGCCTGAGCAGCCCGGACACCGCCACGCATGACGCCCATTCCAATGGCTTGCGGGACGCCGTGAAAGAAACCAGTGCTCAGCATCTCCGGCGTGAGCAGGTTCGCGCGCGCCTGATTGTCCATTGACCGTTGGCCATCCGTGTCGAGCTCGAAGATGTCACTCATTGAGCGAGATAACCAGCGGATTGCCTTTCTTGTCCGGGACGAAGTTCCGGCCCTGCATCACGTAATACGTGCCATCGCCGTTGTTCCGAAGACCGGCAGAAGTGAGACTCGCTTCAAACTCCGGCTTCACTCGGCCGCGCGCCTGAGTCAATGCGGTGATCGCTTTGTCCTGGAAGTCGGATTCGTTCATCCCCCACGGCGCCAACACATGGCCGTTACCATTGAAGTCCACAACATTTCCGAGGGTCGCCGAGATAGCCTCCTTCATGATCGAAGGATCGACATCCTGCTTGCCAGATGCCAACCGGCCCGTCTGCGCAGCTTTGCCGACATAGTAGGCCTGCGCCGCCTGAAAGGCCGTTTCAACCGCACCGGGCCGGCCCGCAAACGCATCGCCCACGCGATCCTGAAACTCCTGCTGTAGTTGTGAGGTTTCGGGCAGGAAGAGCTTCGAAGACGGCTTGCCATCCTCCTCTTTCTGGGCTTTCGTCGGATTTAACAGTCGCTCGCCTTCGAGCATCGTCGCCGCGACATTTCCGCTGGGCGCCACTTCATCCGGCTTGAACCAATGCGTTGCGAGCGTGAGATTGCGTTGCTTGGCAGTCAGCAGGCCCGCCAGCGCCTTGATCGGTGCGTCCGGTGCAATCTGCTGCATGATGCCTTTGTAAGCATCCACATCGCCGCCCGTGGCTTTATCGAGGCTGGCATAGATCGCGGCGGCATCTTTCGAGTCCGCACTATTGAGCGCGCTCGTCAGTTGAGCCGCTTCCTGAGGAAGCAGTGGTCGCATCGGAATCTGGTCGCCGTACTTCTTGCGCATGGCGGCGAGTGTTGTGACGCGGTCCTGGACCTGTTGGCTGATCTGCTGATTGTGATCGGGATCACCCAACTGAGCGAGGTTCAATGGCGGAACATCGATGCCCGTGCGCTGAGCGTCGAACAACAGCGGGTCCGTCTGCATGACCTTCACATTCTGCTGGACTGCAGTCGAGAGCCGGCTGAGGTTCGCGATATCTCGCATCGAACCGCCCTGACTATCCAGTTGGGCTTTTTTATCCTGGATGTATTTGAGCTGCTCATCGATCGGCTGGCGCAGAACCTGCTGAACTTTTGACTCATCCGCCTGCATCTGAGCGAATTCGGGTTCCGCCTCGGTGCCTTTGACAATGTGGGCCCAGTTGTCCCACATCGCCGCGGTGGCCGGAATGCCTGAGGCCGTCTGCGTGGCCATTTGCAGCAGCGCCCGTTGGCCCGCGGCCTCGCGCTTCTCGCGCAGACGTTCCTCTTTGTTCTCCAGGATCAACTGATCGTTGGTGACCGTTCGCAGTACGGCGTTGCGCTTCTCGGTGTCGAGCTTGCCTGCGTAGAACCCATCCTCGTCCGTCAGATCATGGGCGAGCTGCTTCAGATCCGGCATGCTGTCCTTGGACTGCATGGCCACTTGAACCGCGTTGTTGAACCAGTTCTTGTCCTTGAAGTCCTGGATCGACTTATCGATCACCTCGGGCGGAATACCAGCCTTGCGCGCCAGCGGTTTGAACGCCTCCGCTTTGGCGTTGATATCATCGATGTTGGCACCAGGCATC